TGGCTCAGAAGGCTATCACTAACGAGCAGGGCTTGACCTTGCTCACCAAGTTGGAAGAGAAGGATGTTATCTCTGCCAAGGTGCGTGAAGGCATCGAGGCAGTTTGGCGCAACCCTTCTTACGAGGAGGATACGGATCGGAACCTGTACAATTTGTACAATGCTTCGACTCAGTTCCTGACTCGCAATGTTGCAGACGAGCGCTATGAGTATAGCGAGCGGATCAGCACTGACTTGCTCAAAGTCTTCTCGGGCAAAACCCGTGACGAAGACCTCTTGAAACTGGTCGCTTAAACTAAAACGAAACTTTAACAGGATGCGAGGGGTTAATCCTCTCGCATTCTTTTTGCTTTTTTCTTGACATGCATAAGTCGTTGAGTATTAAGGATTTACATCGCGGGGGACTCCGCTTTTGTAACTCGTTATCTATCAAAGGTTTACAATCCTTGACATTTATATTATTTATGTTATAGTTATCATATGAAAGCAAAACATAAAGTATATTATAATTTACATAAACATTGTCTTTCTATTATGCTTCGTGGAAAAGTATTAGAGCATAGTTCAGAATTCTTTTTGCGTGATGTTGAGTTCAGAGTGAGTCAAGCTGGCAGAAACAGAGTATTAAAAGAACAAAGAAAGAATGTTCATGCTTTTGTTTGTGGCACACCAGATGATGGATGGCCTGTGGATCAAACTGAACGCAGAGTTACCTATAATCCTTATAAGTATAATAGCTTTGTTTATGCTGATACCCTAGAGCCTGTATATAAAGCAAAGTGGGTTGGTGTGATTAATCGTGATATTTTTGTCTTGAATTAAATTAAAATCCTAGTATAATTATAAAATGGAAATTACCAAAGCCAAAAAACTAAAGGAGGGTGGTTACGCATTATACGGAATTGACCCTAAAACTAAAAGTGAAATTCAAGTTGGATATATTGGAGAAAATCTAACTTTGGAAGCGTGGCTTCCTAAAGGAGTTAAAGTTGAAAATTCTTGAAGATTCTTTTACCAGCAGAGGCTTTAAGTTCTCGCTAGTTAAGCGTGAAGGCGATGTTGCAATTTATAAAAAGCAACTTGATGAACCAGATAGCGAAGCTCATAACTATGAAGTGATAGCTATTAAGCGTCACAATGGATATGAAATTGCAGGTGTAAAGATGCCTCCTGCTGAAATGTATCCATCCGATAGTCAATGGGGTGATTGGGGTTATACTTGTGTTGATCGTGAAGATGCAGACAAGCGATTCATTCAACTCCAAGAAAAACTTACCGCTTATGTTGCCACAGCAACTTTGCCTAATGGTGAAAAGCGTGGTCGTGGTCGCCCTCGGAAGAATAATGTTCTTCCAGAACCTCCATCAATTATTAATTTGACAGAAGAACAAATGGCGGTATAATCCAGCTATGACATATAAATGTGCTGTTAGTGGTGAGGCGTTGCCTCCAGAGAGAGTCGAGGCTCTGCAAGTCCTCGGCGTTCCAGAGAGTCAATGGACTAAGAAAGAATATAGTCAAGTAAAGAAACTTCGTGCCGTGTATGCTGGTGATGATGGCAGTAATGACATCGTGATCTGTGACAAGGTTGATGGTGGCTCACTATTTGACAATGCAATTATTGCAGAGGTAGAACAATGAATGTAAGATATATTGTTTTGCGTGATGGAATTCGTGTCAGTGAGGATATGCACACTGATCTTGCTGAAGCAGAGCATGAGGCAGAGCATTGGCGTAAAATTATCCGCACTTGGCCAGATGGAACGAAAGTCGTCATCAAAAAAATTGGCGGAGATCGTTAAAGGCTTCGGAGGCTGACATTGAGCTACGGCTCTGTGTTAATTGCTAGGGTCGTCTAACTGGTTAAGACCCCACACTTATAATGTGGTCGCTCTAGATTTGGGCAAAATGCAGGTTCGAATCCTGCCCCTAGTATGTAACTCATTGTCATTCAACGAATTATTTTTATTGACTATTTTTGTAACTCTTGTATATTAAACCTATGACAAACAACCAACCAGTTCCATTCTATGTGATGAATGTGTTCGGTCAAGACCGAGCCGTTATCCTTAACACCTCAATCCGTATGTGCACACCCAAAGAGACTTGCTCTCTCAAAGAATTGGAGAACATCGCCAAGGCTTTTGCAATAGAGTTTGTGCAAGTTCCAAAGCCTTCCAGTTTTCCAGCAAAGGTAGTAGCTTCTTGAAAGATGGGCTTGTAGCTCAATGGTCAGAGCAGAGCACTCATAATGCTTTGGTTGTAGGTTCGAGTCCTACCGAGCCCACCACTTTACATTGGATGTTGAACGCATACAGTAAACACACAGAATTAACCCAAGAAGATATTATAAGATATTTTCTTGACAAAAAACAAGAATAGGATAAACTATAAACTATGAAATTAATTAAACAAAACCTCGGAGCCCATTGGGTTATCGGGATTAAAGGTAACAAAGATGAGATTGAGCAGTTCCACAATCGAGTCTATAACTGGGGTGGAACAAATGGTGAGCTTCAATGGATGAGTGAATCCTTTGCATATTTTTGGATTACTCTTGAAAAGTTGGAGCGTGTGATGTTTAAGTATGTTATGAATAGTTTGAGCGATAAACTTGGTAAAAAGTTCCGTGGTGCGAAAGGTGGACTGAAAGCAGTTGTTATGAATCGTGTGATGAATACAATTAACAACATTCCTTCGGAGCATTTTGTTAAGACCGCACAAGTTCAAGACTTCTATTCTATCGGTCAAGTTTCGGCTGAAAAGTTAGATAACGATAGTTAATTTATTGGGCAAGTGGCGAAACTGGAGAAACGCATCTGACTTAAGATCAGATACATTAGAAACGCTGTGGGTTCGAATCCCACCTTGCCCAAGATTGTAAGTTGCTAGACATTTTTATTAGATCAAACTGCCATTTAGGTGTAATATTATATATGAGAAAGTACAGAGAGTATTCAGATCAAGATGTAATTAAATACTCTAAAGAAGTAAATAGTATTGCCCAATTATTAGGTAAATTAAATTTAAAACAAGCAGGTGGTAATTTTGCCAATATGAAAAGATTACTTCAAAAATTAAATATTAAAACTGATCATTGGAAAAGTCAGGCTTGGAATAAAGGGCAACAATTAAAAGATTGGTCAAAATATTCCAATATGAAACATTTTCGCAAACATTTGCTTAAAAAGCGGAATTTTAAATGTGAATCTTGCAATAGAAAAACTTGGAATAAAAAACAAATACCCTTAGAAATTCATCACATAGATGGAGATAGAACTAATAATAAGCTTGATAATCTTAAAGTTTTATGTTGTAATTGTCATGCTACAACTGAAACTTGGCGTAAACCAAAGTTTTAATGTCGCTCCTATAACTCAACTGGATCGAGTAACAGATTTCTAATCTGTAGGTTGCAGGTTCGAGCCCTGCTAGGAGCGAAATATTTTCTCTAAATAAAAAATAGAATGTATTTTATTTATGTGAGAAGTTTCCTTGATAAAAACGCGCCACTAATTATTCTTTGCTCAATAAGTTTTACTATTTTTTGGGGCGGGTTAGAAGAGCTAATCAAAATACTAATTACACATCTAAAATAATTTTTTCCAAATATCTAACAAGATATAATAAATAGTTGAAATATTTCCCAAATAATTGTAATATATAGTAGATATGAAAAGCGAAAATAGATTAAGTAAAATACTTGAGAAAAGGATTCTTAAAGATGAAGATCCTAAACTCATATCTGACATAGATAAGTTCTTAAATAATTTAGAAACTGTTTTCGTAAAGTGGGCAAAAGCGCATCCAAATTGGAAAGAACACGAAGAATAATTTAATTGTTTGTAAGTTGTTGATTATTAAGTAGTTACAGCGGCGGGGAGCTTTCGCGCGTAAGTCGTTGATGGTCAACGAGATATTTTTCTTGCAAAAAAACAAAGCTATGGTATATTTAACCTATGAACAAAATCAAAAACGCAATCATATATGCAACCTCATTCATTAAGTATCTGTTCCTTTTCCTCGTAGGGCAAAGGTATCTGATCGAATACAAACCCTACGGCGGTGAGCAGGTCTTTACCTACATCATCGGAAAGCCTTCGTCTTATACGATTAGCAAGGCTGGCAACAAGCTCTTTACGACTTTTTGCTTTTCTGGTCGTATGGATTCTGGCGTGCGTCAGTTCCGTTATGATCGGATTACTGGTGGTCTTTCGCCAGTCTAAAAGACAGAAAGACATTATAGAAAGGGCGAGGAGTAAAATCCTCGCCTTTTTTATTTGACATTAAAACAATCAAAGGTATACTGACAATATGAAAGTAACCAAAGTAAAAGAAGAAATTGATATTCAAACCCGAACTTTCCATACATTCAAATATAAAGGAAAAAAACTTAATTATACTTGTACTACTGATAGTACTGGTGCAGTTATTAACGAGGGGATCTATGACCTAAACTGGAAAGAGATACACGATGAAATGCTTTTAGATAAAGTCATTTGTTCTCTTTGGCCAAAATCAGATAGTTTAGAAAAAGTCTTGCAAGAAAATTAAATTCTGTTATTATATTCATATGAACATTAACGAAGCAAAACAAAGCCTCTGTGGAGAGGATTTACTGGTAATAGACAAAAATTATACGAAACAAAATATCAAAGATAATTTCAATGATATTGCTTATAAATTGCTTGAGCAAATCGTAGAGGTTCATACAGATAAACTCGTTAAAAATATTAAAGCTAAAGAGTATAATCAAAAAATGCACTCTTTAATTTCAGAAGCAGAAGTTTTTCTCTTGGCTCCAGAATTAAATTTAAATTGACAAAAAATTAAACTCTGATACTATTTAGATAGTTCTTTTCCGCAAGGTGTGGAGTGACTCTCCCATTAAGAGCCCTTGAAGCCCCAATGCCCAGAGTCTGAGGCAAGTAGAGGTGGGTATATATTTTCTCTAGTTCTAGAATAGAGAGAGCGGAAAGACTAAAATTTTAGGATTGCTAGCTCAATGGTAGAGCAGTTCCCTTTTAAGGAATAGGTTGTAGGTTCAAGTCCTACGCAATCCAATTATTTATTTTTGCGCCAGTTAGTTCTATGGTGAAAACACCAATCAAGTAAAGCCCATTCAAATCCAACATCCTTGCCAGCTTTTTCACTTTCAAGCCATTTGTGTTTTAATATTTCTTCTCGTTCTCTGAGGAACTCTTGATACAACTTAGAATTTTCTAATAAACCAGAGACTTTCATTAATATAATTCTAAATTAGATTACACTAAATAGCAAATAGTAATTGCTAAATAGCTAAATACTTAATATAATAATACCATATATTGGGGCTATCGTCTAATGGTTAGGACTCCTCGCTTTCAATGAGGGTGTATCGGTTCGAATCCGTTTAGCCCTAAGTCTTTTATTATCAAGCACTTACAGAAGCGGGGGCCCTTCTGTTATAAGTTATTGATTATTAATAACTTAATCTTGTCCCATATCACGCATATGGTCAGCATCAAGTTCCGCTTGAGTCTCTAAGGCTCGCTCCATAGCTTGATCATCCAGCATTTTTTTCGCCCACAGGTTTAATGTTTTTTGGTCATCGAATATATCATACATCATTTTATTACCTCTTTTCTTTTTATAGATTATCATATTTATCTATATAGTCAACAATTATATTCTATTGATTATTAATGATTTATAAATGGAGCCTCCCTTGCTTTGTAAGTTGTTGATGGTGAATGAGATTTATTTGTAGACAAAAAAACAATTTCTGATATATTTAACCTATGAAAGTAAATGAAATTATCACAGAAAAGTTCATCGAAGCCCTCAACAAAGGTGTTTGCCCTTGGCAGAAACCTTGGAAAGTTTTTGATCTCTGCAACGGCGTTTCCAAAAAGAACTATCGTGGAATCAATCAGTTTTTGCTTCGGATGCTTTCTTCTGATGATTTTTTCTTTACCTTTAATCAGATTAAGGAACTTGGTGGAAAGATCAAAGCTGGTGCAAAGTCTCACATGGTAGTTTATTATAAACTGCTCAAGACAGAGAAAGATAACGAAACCAAAAGTTTTCCTATGATGCGTTATTACAGAGTCTTTGGTTTAAGCGATATCGAGGGACTAAAGTGGAAACAGCCCGAAGTTAAGAAGTTGGAGTTTTCACCAGTAGAAGAAGCAGAAAAGTTGATTAACAAGTGCATCATTCAGATCAAACATGGTGGAAGTCGTGCCTGTTATTATCCGCAGGAACATAAGATTGATCTTCCTCCAAAAGAAAACTTCACCAGCGTTGAGGAGTATTATTCCACGGCATTTCATGAGATCGGTCACGCTATGCACAAGGCTACGAATGATGATGTGAAGAACGGATTTGGAACCCAGAATTATAGCAAAGAAGAATTGACCGCAGAGATTTTTGCGAGCCTCTGTCTTAACTTTTGCGGAATTGATTCCGAAAAATGTTTCAACAATTCTGCGAGCTATCTTTCGAGCTGGCTCCAAGTATTAAAAAAAGATATGAACTTTATTATCTCGGCTTCTAGCAAGGCTCAAAAAAGATTTGACGCTTTCCTCGGTAAAAAAGAAAGTGAACCAGAAGTAGAAGAAGCTGTAAGTGCTTAAGCATTAAAGACTTACGTAAGCAGAGTCCCTGCGTTTGTAAGTCATTGATAGTCAACGAGATTTAATTAAAGAAAAAACTTGCACGAAAACAAAAAAGTGGTAACCTCTTTTTATGTTCAAAAACAAAAAACAAGCCGAAGAGATTGTTGGCACACTCTCAAAACCTTCGAAGATGCCTGGATATTCTTATTCGACACCAGCCAAGCGTTGTCTGATTGGTGCGAAAATGCGGAAAGTTGTAGGAAGCATTTGTGCTTTCTGCTACGCTCTCAAGGGGCGTTATGTTTTTCCCAATGTTCAGAAAGCTATGGAAAAGCGTTTTGCTTCTCTTACTAATGATCTTTGGGTGGATGCTATGACTTATTTGATTGGTAAAGTTAAGAATCCGCATTTCAGGTGGCACGATTCAGGAGACTTACAAGGTGTTTGGCACCTCGAAAAGATTGTAAAGATTGCAAAGAATCTTCCTAACATTTCTTTTTGGCTTCCAACTAGAGAGTATGCTTTCGTTTCAACCTATATCGAACAAGGTGGAGAAGTGCCTTCTAACCTTACGATTAGACTATCAGCCCTTATGATGGATGGCCCCGCACCCGTAGGAATTGCACAGCGTTTAGGTTTGTGCGTTAGCGGTGCAAGTAAGGTAGGAAACTTTAACTGCCCATCTTCCAAACAAGGTAACAAGTGCGGTGATTGTCGTGCTTGTTGGGATAAGAATCAATTTGCAATTAACTATAAAAAGCATTAAGATGTCCATATGACATTTATATTCTTAATTATTGTTGGTATATTTTTATCACTATTTATAACATACTAAAATGAATATAGAAAAACTCTTAAACGAAAACTTAGAATCTTTTTTTCCGTGGAATGATTTTGATAATCCTCCACTCGACACAAACAAAAGTTTTGTGCAAAAAGAAAGAGAATTAGACGAAGAGTTCGAAGGTTGGCGAGCCTCTATGTAAAAAACTTGCTGATATAAGTCTTTGATTATTAAAGATTTACATCGGCGGCTTCCCTGCGCCCCTAAGTCGTTGATTTACAACAACTTACTCACCACAGAAGTTTTCGTCACCAGCCCAACCAAAGTCTTCCATCTGGTAACATCCACCATTGTAGTCCTCATCGGTGCCATGACCAGCAGAAGCCATAGCAGAGTCAAAGTCGCCATCCATAGAATCGTCTGGCTCGTTAGACCTTTCAGATTCCATGACGCGCTCCTCTTCGCGCTCCTTACGAATTTCACTAAGGATGTCACGCACATCCAGCGGAGTCAGCATGTGCTGGCTCATCCACTCCTTAAGAGAGGCTTTGTAGTCCATATTATTTGACCTCCATTCCATTCTGACAGGTAAGACGATAAGTTACGAAAGGCATTCCACAGAAGGTAGCGGGCTTGTTAAACTGTACTACCTCCGTGTCCTGCTCATCGTAGGTGGGAGCCATCTTGTCGAGCATCTCGTTGATGGCATCAGCGGAGTTGATGTAGTCGAAGAATGCTTCCGCATCAGCATAGGCTTCAACGCAGTTAATCGAGGCAAGGTAGGTGATTTCGTTTGTCATAGATTAAATGTATCACAGATTATTTTTAGCGCAACATTTATTTTCAAAAAAATCAAATAGTAGAATAGTTAATAGTAAATAGGAAATAGGTTAATACCAAATAGTCGGATCTTTTGCTTTTATTCAGTTTTGTGTTGAAGATCGAGTTTTTATAAGTCGTTGATTATCAAGGGTTTGCGCGCGCGGGGGAGTGAGTTTTGTAAGTAGTTGATAATTAAGAGTTTAGATTTTATGCTGTCGTTTAGGTTTTGTTCTAAGATCAGTTTCGATCTTTTGCCTTCGTTCAGGTTTTGTCGGAAGATCAACATTTATAAATCTTTGATTATTAAGGATTTATAGAATCAGCCTCCCTGCATGCGTAACTCGTTGATACTGAGTTACTTACAAGAGGTCTCGAAGATGTAAGCAACTCGCAGAGATGTAGTAAAAAAATCTCTCTCGCAAAAAGTTTTTTTCCTCGCCATTTTTCACAGCGAGTCTATAAGTTTTTTTATTTATTTTGAAAAGTATTTTTTTCATTTGCTCAAACTTTCCATAGCTTCTTTCATAAGGTTCAATGCACCTTTGATAGTTTCTTTTTGGTATCCGTATTGTGTTCCTGATTCCAAACATTCTAGTTTGATAATCGCAGCAGAAAGGCAACCTTTTGCCCATCCTTTGTTTTGTGCTTCATTCATTGTTTTTTGGTATTCAGTTATCATATTAGTCTCCTTTATATTTCGAGGATTCGTTAAAACTTCCAATGAAGTTCATCACTCCATTCTTACGATCTTCACACTCTTTGAGAAGTTCGGGAGTCATTTCGACTTCTTGCATTTCATCGCAGAATTGAGTCACAACTCCAACGCTAGTAATTTTGCGGAGTTGCTTTTTATTGTTATAGAGTTCGCAAACTCCGATATGGTTTTCAATTTGGTAGTATTTCCCTACTTGGAGGGATTCAATGTTGTTTTTCATATTCTTAATCTATCACACTTTCCTATTTTGTCAAGCTGTTAAATTTCGTTGATTTAGAACGACTTGCAGCTTTTTCTGGATTATTTTTTTTCCATTCAGCCCAACGCTTGCGGTTTAATTCCCACTTGCGTTGATTACTTTCTATTCTTTTGATATCATCTTGATTCATTTTTATACTCCAAACTTGTCATTATATTGATCGTAAAGTTTCTGAAACTCTTCACCATTCTTTTCGATAGCGTCTCGAATTTCAAACCACTGCTGTTGACCTCTGCGATAGTAGCGAGAATCTTCGCTCATAGCATAAGTCCAATCGTGATTCTTTAAAAGTTCTTCGAATTGTTGTATGTTCATTTATTTATTTTCCTTTACTAGTTTAGCATTGTTAAGGTTGATAGTTCCAACCTTATCTTTATCTTCACCTTCTAGGAAGGTTACAACCGCAGTATTAGCAGAAGTTTTGTAAGAAACTTTTACAAGAGTTCCTTCGTATAGGTATATTTCACCAAAGTAAGTTGGTGTATTGTTAGAGTTAGTGATTATGGATTCAGTAGTATCCATATTTTTTCGCATATTTTCACGCATTTGTCTGCGGTGAAAATTCCAATTTATCATTCTATGAGTCATTTTATTTATTACCTTTCTTATTTTCTTTCTTATCTTTCATACCTTTAATCTATCACATTTTAGCGAAAAGTCAAATTTTTTCTTCAATTTGTTTTTCGTTGATTATCATCGAGTTATGATGAGCGACTTCAACTTTATGTTGATATTTCGCAAAACTTTCATCCATTCTTTTTTGAGATTCTTCTATGGCTTTTTTCAGATCGGTCGAAGCCTTGTCGAGATTTCCGAGGAGGATTTCGAATTTTGTTTTTCTTTTCATACATATAATCTATCACATTTTGGAATTTTTGCAAGATATTTTTTCATTTAAATTTCATTGTCCATCAACGAGTTACAACGCAAGGGAGCCCGCCGCCGTAAGTCGTTGGTATTCAACAACTTAGGCAAGCAGACTTTTTAGAACGGCATGATCTTTATTTCACGAGATTTTTCTAGATATTCTTCGGAAGGTTTAAAGAAAATGACTTTGTCATTTATCTTTTCCACAGAAACTTCTTCTGGCAAAGATGCAAAGTCTCCTTCGCCATCGGTTGCAATGATGAGAGCTTTTCCTGCGAAAGGTTGCGAGGTGATCCCAAACTTAAAGTATGCTTGGTTCTCGCTGTTCTTTAGCAAACCTTCATCATCCAGAATCATGTCGATTCCTTCTGCAAGACTTGTGATGGTTATCAACTCACATCCGATGAGTGCGTAGATGGTTTGGAGTTTAGTGTCCACCATCTTAACTTCTGTGATGGTTTGAGTGAATGGGTCGATGAGGATCGCCCGTTTGATTAGGTTTTTATTTGTCATATGTTTAGTCTATCATACCTTTCTATATTGTCAAGCCTTACAATCTGTAAAACTTATGATTGCGGATCGTTGCCACTAGCTTTGCATCCTTTGCCCATTTGGGCGAGACACTCACAGCATGGTAATGGTTAGCGTCTTTTACAATGCTGACCATCTGCTTATGTATAACTAAGTCAGCTAGGTAAAGAGCGTTCTTTCCTTGTGGCGTTGCCAGTAGCTTCTTCTTGGTAGCGTCATTCACTCCACCATTCCAGAAGCTAAATTGTTTTGGTGCTAGGCATACTTGGCTAGCGGATTGGTGACGCTCTACCATGCGTGTCTGTATGACACTAGCAACACCAGCCATACCTTCCATGCCTTCGCCCCTAGCTTCGCCTAAGAGCGTGAGTGCTACGATGAATAGTTCTGCTGTCATAGGATTAGTCCCTTCCACTGCTGATAGCTCCGCAGTAGTCGCTAGGCTTCTCTGCTGTGATAGTGCCGAGGCTATATCCCTCGGAGCTAGTAGCACCCCAAAGGAAGCAGGTTTGCACCATCTCATCGATGATGCTCTGTGCCTTTGCTGTAGCAAGGTCAAGCAGTCCACCCTTGCGACCCTTAGCGTTGATCTTATTGACCAAGGCATGAAGGGCGATCTTGGTGAGAGCCTTCTTCACATCATCGGGGTGAGCATAGAAGTAGAACGCTTTGCCGTTGCCCATGTCGTGCAACTTGCCATTCGTTCCGCACCAGTTGTAGATGCTGTTAAAGAAGTGGTTGATCTGCTTAAGGTTTCCCTCTAGCAGGTAAGCATTGTTTTCGCCGAAGGTTTGGTAGCTGATTTTGAGGTTTTGTTTCATGGTCTTAGTATGCCTTTCTGATTATGTTTCGTCAACAATTATTTTTTAGCTGTTGCCATAGCGTAGATCCCGATAAGGATACTTCCGATGGTAAGAGCAAAGATTAGGTTTGCAGGATTCATTTGTTCATCGCTTCCTGATGGATAGCTTCCACCTTGTTAGCGTGAGCATCAAGAGTAGCGATGGCCTTTGTAGAGGCATCCTTTAGGTCTTGGCTCGCCTTGTTGAGGTTGGCGATCAGTTGTTCGTATTTGCTTAATTTCTTCTTCATGCTCTTAATCTATCACAGAATAGGATTTCTGCAAGATATTTTTTCAGTTAAATTTCGTTGATTATCAACGACTTATATCCTACCCCTTTTTATTTTATCATAGGATACCCCATTTTTGAAAAAGTTGTGCAATCGTAGATTTTAAAACAGCCTAGGGGGTACTATCTTCAATCTCCACATTATTTATAACTATTACTTATTTACCCTTTATTTAAATACAATAAAATAACTATATATTATCTTATATTATATCTTATATATACCCCCTCCCCTTTTTACAAATCTATAAAGAATTAACAGAATAGAATATCTCTAAAGGTCAAAATTTCCGCGGGGCTATTTTTGTTGTAAGGTCTTTTTATATATAGCTATTAAGAGCAAAGTTTAGTAGCTGTAAAAGGAGATGGCCATTCAGCTTGCCAAGGAAAAGGTGCAACTGTTAAAGATGTTACAAATGGACTGCCAAGATTAGCATAACTCCAAGGACTAAGAATATCTGCCCTATATAAAGTTTCATCACCATAAACATAAAGAGTTTCTGATTGACGAGTTAAAACGCGAGGACCAGCATACCAACCTTCCATAAGAACTTGAGCATCTGAATTATAGCAAGTGACAGCAGAGTTTACAGTTATATTATATTCTGTTTCATTTGGACTAAAAGGTGGATGACCACCACCAAAATCTCCTAGTGAATAACTTAAATACCAAATTGGTTTATAAGGAGGAACATTTTCAGTATTAGTACCTGGAAAATCTAATATTATTTCTAAAACTGGAAGAGCAGGATTTGTTGGGGAGAATGTCCACAATCTTTTTCCAGCACCAAGACTTATGACATAATTTATAATAGCATCTACAGAAGGTTCTTGAACAAATGCTACAGCATTACCATAAGTACCATAATCAAAATGTCCATAATCTATAGAATAATTGCTCGCTTCTTGAAAAACAATAGATCTTAATCCTTCAAAAAATATAGATTTACCTTGTACGGTTCTTCCTAATAATGTATGTTTTTTTCCAGACGGCATATATTACCTAACCCAATACCAGATAATTCCAGGGTTTGTCATACATCCTTCTTCACCACACCCTGCTGATATCCATGGAGTTGGATACCATCCTACCGCAGGTATTAATGTTCCCCACCAATAATCATTACCAGTATCGCTAGTTGTTATAAACCCTGAATTATTGCCATACCACGGCATTCTTTGTGAAATTCCACCGTTGGTATAATAGATCCATGTTCCAAATTTTGTATTTAAAGTAATATTTGTTTGAGTATTATTTGTTGCTATAAAACTATAGTTATCATTTGCTGTCCAAATTCCTCCCCAACTTCTTCTTGAATAAGCATCTATCATATATTGGAAACCGCTAGATGATTTTTTAATATAATCTGCATAAGATATTATGCTATAATTATCAGAACCATCTGCTCCTTCACCTTGTCGTGGCCTATCATCTGCAGAAATTGGTGGATTTGATTCATTTCTTAAAATTGCATTTTCATAAGTCCATCCAGAGCTAAAATTATTTAACATTATTAATGTCCAACCACCACCATCTGTTGTCATATCAGCATAAATTTGAAATGGTGTTCCGCTGTTGATATTATCATTTTTAATCCAATAAAGTCCATCTGTACTATTTGAAAAATCTGTTTTAATTTGATACGCACTGCTTCCTGCGGTTTGAGGAGTTAATCCATCTGAGCCAATATTAAATATTTTTTTGCCTTGTACAGTTCTTCCAATAAATGTATGTTTTTTTCCAGATGGCATATTAATAAATTACACTTTATTAACTAGTGTAATATATATTATATGAAATACGATCTCAAAACTCTATCCTTAGTAGTAATATTAGGTTCTTTATTTTATTCCATTAGTACTTATACTAAAAGTAAATTAATATCAAATAGCCCCAAGAAACATGCTAAAGAAGTTATATTAGTAAATAAAACTGAAAATAGTTCAAAATCAATAGCGCCCAAGATTTATATTTTTGATGCTGGGCGAAATGGATTAGGAATAAGCAATAATTGGAAAAGCAGATGATAATATCAAATCAAGATCTTTTAATACCTTTTCAACAAAATAATAAGATACCCAAAAATTTTGTTCTTTCTGATTTAGATTATTTTTGTCCAACAATTGATATGGTAAAAGATGAATTATTTCCTAAATATTGGAAATGGCTTCAATCATTAAAACTTACAAAATGGATGCATAAATGGGATTGCGATAATTTTGCAGATGCTTTTAAATTATTTGCTTGCGGATATTATGAACAAGTTATTGAAAGTGATGCAAATGGCATAGCAGTAGGCGTGATCAATTATATGGCTAATAGTAAAGCAGAAAATGGATTACAAGGTGGACATGCTATCAATATAGTTTATATAGATAATAAAAAAAATGATGATGGAACTAATAATTTTTATCCACTTTTTATAGAACCTCAAAATGGAAGAATATATAATCTAAGTCAAGAAGAATTTGATAGTATTTGGACAGTTTATATATAATTTAATATAATATAAATATGTCTTTTTTAAATGCAAATATACCTCCGATAGAATGCTTTGTAAGAGGCAATTATCTAAGAAATCAAAAAGATAGTCACGAAAAATTTTTCCCTTGCCTTATATTTGGGGTTTCTAGCATTCCTGGTCAAGTACCATTATTCAATTTTTTAATGGAAGATGGTGGAATTTGGTGGCATGCACCAATTAGCGCCTTTGCTTCTAAAGAGGGAACCCCAGAACAAGATTTACATGAATTAGAACTTTGGGATAGTTTTAGTTATCATATAGCTGTTACAAAATTTTATCTTTTTGAAAATAAAAAATTAAAATTTTTATCTAGAAATAACAAAGAATATTTTGGAACTTATCTTTTTACTTTGGATTGGGCTCATAGTGATTATAATGAAATTAATTTTGGATTTAGCGAACATCCAGATCAACATAAATGTGGACATGTATTAAAATTAGATAATGGTAACTTTGCTATTCAGCCTAATAATAGATTAAGAGTGTTTGATCCTAATTTTGTAACCAAACAAGGTCAAACAGTTATAGAGCGAAAAGTTAATACTCATATATGGACTGCGGAAAATTCACCCAAATGGATAACTGAAGATAACGATAATTATGAATATGGTGTAATAAATACAAATGAGTAACGAAGGTCTTATTTTCCCTAAATTAAACGAAAGACAAAAAGATCTTTATCTTAAAGTAATTACTAATTTACAAACCTATGGATATTTTGATAGGGGAACTGGATCAAATGGAATTCAATATCTAAGCGCAGAGCAAAATCCATTTAAAGAACAAAATTTAGAATGTGAATATTGTGTATTTTATTATCTTGAAGGCGACAAGCCTAGATGTGAATTAATTCAAGGAGATATTGATGAAGAGGGTTGGTGTAAATTTTGGATAATTTCTGAAGAAGACATTAAAAAAGAATCTCAAGCAGCTTTTAAACTACTAAATTCAAAAGCCAAAGCTTTTGAAATAGTTTATAAAAACAAAAATGGAGAATTAGATGAATCAAAAATTAAAAATAACAAATAAAAATATTCTCGAAGGAGAAAAAGCAAACCCACAAAATTGTGCGATAGCAAGAGCCATTAAAAGCAAAATGAAAAATAAAATACAAGAAGTATCAGTTCTTCCAACTCAAGTTATTTTAAAAATAGATAAAAAAATGTTTGTTGCAGAAATGCCAAAGCAAGGTACAAATTTTATTAAAAGATTTGATCGCGGATTAGCAGTAAATCCATTTGAAATTAAATTAAAATTTAAAAAAGGTTACGCTTTAATTTAAATTTAATTTGAATTAAAATAATTCAAATTAATATAATACGGGTGTAATTATTTAGGTAAGATAGAATGTCTAAAAAAAATAAAAATAAACAAAAAGAAGACAAGTCAGTTCCTGTTCCTCAAAGAGATAAAATTGAAGGATTTTTAACTATTCGTGAATTACAATGGACAGAAAATCAAAAGAAATTTATTCAATTACTTCAAGATAAAAATACTAAAATGGTATTTTGTAAAGGTCCAGCAGGAACAGCCAAAAGTTTACTTAGCGTATACGCAGCTTTAAACGCAATTAATAGTAAAAAGATTGGTGAGATATTTTATGTTCGTAATCCAGTAGAAAGTTCATCTCATAATCTTGGATTTCTTAAAGGAGATCTTCATAGTAAACTTGATCCTTATCTACAACCATTAATGGATAAACTTCATGAATTATTACCAAAGGCACAAGTCGAAATGTTACTGAAACAAGAAAGAGTTAAAGGCTTACCAGTAGGATTTTTAAGAGGACTAAGTATTAATGCAAGTTATATTATCTGTGACGAAGCTCAAAATTTAAGCATACATGATCTACTACTTATTACCACTAGAATGGGTAAGTTTAGTAAATTAATATTAATTGGAGATATCAGACAAGCAGACATTAAAAATAGTGGATTTGAAAAAATATACAATCTTTTCGATGACGACAAAAGTTTTAAAAAAGGTATTTGTACTTTTAAATTTGGCAGAGAAGATATTATGCGAAATGATATATTAGCTTATATTATCGAGAAATTTGAAGAATTAGATAACAAGAAATAACAAGAAATAATTGTGTAATACACTATATGTCTAAATATTATTTTAGAGATAGTGGATTTGAAGCAGAAGCACTTTCAGCAAATATTACTGGTAATGGAGTTATTTTAAATTCCCCAGCAAATAGTAGCATATATTTACTTGGAGTAAGTTGTCATAAAGATACAATTTTAAAACAAAATGACGACAATGGAAATATAGTATTAAATATTGCTGCAGGAAATTATAACTTACCAGCAACAGTTAAAGTAGGTGATAGCGCAAATTTATATGTTGCTAGTACTGGGCCAGTATCAGTAATATATCATACAAATTAATTTTATGTCTAATATTCACGATACTAATTTCAATAAAAACGTAATCGAAGTCTATACAGAAGAACCTGGATTTACAGGATATAAAGGTTTAGAATGGAATAAGTTAGATAATATAGAAGATATTCTACAACAAGGAGTTGTAATATCTGGATCTTTAACTGACAGTGCTTATATAAGTGGAATAAAACATGATACATCTAGTATAGACAGCAAACTATTTGCTACTGGCGACCCTTATCCTGCAGGAGTCCAAGGAACAATTGTTTTTCAAGCTGATTTAAGTTCTCAATTTGATAATGTTGATATTAGTGGAACAGCAGGAAATAATATAAATTCTATAAAAAATAATTTATCACAAGGAGTAGATGTTAATGTAAAAAATTTCGCAACAGAAACATTTCAGATAGATGCCTTTGGTAGACAAAGAGTTTCTGAACCATATACTTTAGCAGATTATTCTCATGTTTATGGAGAAGAAACTGAATTATTAATAAAAACTAGTGGTACAAATTCTACTGTAACTTTTGATATTAATAAAGCAAAAGCTATATTAACAGTTGGAGCAGGAGCAAATGATTTTACAATTCATCAAAGTAGAATGTATCATCACTATATGCCAGGTAAAAGTCAATTGACTTTTCAAAGTTTTAATTTTACTGGATATAGAAATGGTACAAATAAAAGAATTGGACTTTTTGATGATAATAATGGTATATTTTTTATGCAAAGTGGGGATGGAACTTTAGGAATTGTATTAAGAGATAATGTTTCGGGATATATAAATAATAATATTATTTGGCAAAATAATTGGAATGTAGATACTTGCAAAGGAACTGGAATTTCCCAATTTAATTTAGATACAACAAAAACTCAATTATTTACAGCAGATTTTCAATGGTTAGGAGTTGGAAGAGTAAGAGCTGGGTTTGTACATAACGGAAACTCAGTTATAGCTCATGAATTTTATAATAGTAATTATAAACCTTCTGTATATTGGAGCAATCCTAATCTTCCAGTACGTTGTGAAATTAGAAATTATTCTGCCGCAGTTGGAACAGATTCTATGGATCAAATTTGCGCTACAGTAATGAGTGAAGGTGGATATAATGAAGCTGGAGTAGATTTTAGCGCCTCAACAACATCACCAATATCTATAGATAATACAACAAAAAAACCATTAATAGCTATTCGTTTAAAAACTGGATATTATGGAAAACCTAATAGAAGTATTGTTAGATTAGGACAATCATCAATTTTTTCAGCAACAAAACCTGTTGCATTTGAATTTTGGAGATTAACTGGAAATGCTAATATAATTGGTGGATCATGGGTAAGCGCAAATAATGAAAGCGTTGTAGAGTATAATACAACCGCTACAAGTATAACAACCACTAGCGGATTAATGCTTAATATGGGATATGTTAGTGCTGGTGGACCAGCTGGAAATTCAGCTGGTGCATCAAATAATTTTCAAAGTATAAGTTCAGCAAAAAGAGGTTATATTAGTCAAAATATTGATAGTACAGAAAGTAATATATTTGCAATTGCAATATCTGGATTAGATACAACAACAAATGTTTACGGTGGAATGCAATGGCGAGAAACTAGATAGTTTTTATTATATTTTTATTTTTTAAGGTGTAATATTATTTATGCCAAATATTCATGATCAAAATTTTAATAAAAATGTAATAGAAGTTTACACAGAAGAGCCAGGATTTACTGGTTATAAAGGTCTAGATTGGAATAAAATTGATAATATAGAAGATATTTTAACGCAAGGCGTTGTAATATCTGGATCTTTAAATGATAGCGCTGGAATTAGCGGAATTAAAGTTAATACAGATAGTATAGATGGTAAATTATTTATTACTGGCGATCCATATCCAGCAGGAGTACAAGGAACAATTGTATTCCAAGCTGATTTAAGCCAACAATTTGATGCAGTTACATCTTTTCCAGAACAAAGCACTGGAATTAGTAATTTTGCTCCTAGTGGAACTAATGGATTAGTTTTAGCATCAAATTCTTATCGCAGAGAATTATATATTCAAAATTTAGCAACAGGACAACTTTATGTAAAATATGGAAGCACAGCTGCAAGTTTATCAAGTTTTAATTTTGTTTTAGCTGGTAATTCTTCTCAAGATGCAGGAGATGGCGGTTCATTAAATGATCAAAGTTATGTTGGAGGCGTTAGTGTTTCTGGAATTGGAACACCAAGATATATCGCTTGGGAAAGAACAAATATAAATAAAACTCCATTAACATAATATGGAAATCGATTTTTCAAAAGAGATAGTTGCAAAAAAGGGCAAAGCTCCTTTAAATAAACCATTTAGACTTCCTTCTGGCAGTAAAAAGAAATTCGGTGTTTATGTAAAGAATGATAAGGGCAATATCGTAATGGTAAAATTTGGCGATCCAAATATGTCTATCAAAAGAGATAATCCAGAAAGACGCAAAGCTTATAGAGCAAGACATGGTTGTAGTAATCCAGGACCAAAATGGAAAGCTAATTATTGGAGTTGCAGAATGTGGAGTTCTAAACCAGTTAGTAAAATTACTGGAAGCGAAGATGTAACATTAGAAGCAGAAATTCAAGCTGGAAAAAAAGGTCTCTGGTATAATATTCAACAAAAGAAAAAAAGAATGGGTAAAAATTATCGCCCAGCAAAACCAGGATCACCAAATTATCCAGATAAAGATGCATTTAAAAAAGCTCAAGCAGAAGATTATAATAATGAAAATTATGAATGGGATGGTGAAACAGAATTTGATCAAAATGAATTTTTAAAATTAGATTCTTCATTATCTCAAATTTTAGAAGTTGATGAAGAGATGGAATCTCCAGAAGAAGAATTAAGAGAATATAAAAGTGATTTTCTTGAAATGATAATTGGATCAATTAATTCTATTAAAACTAATGCAGAAAATATTTTAAATAAAATAAATGATCCAAAAATTGCAGAAAATTTAACTGAACCATTTTTACAACAATACGCAGCCCTTGCTGAAGATTATATGATTACTATTCATAATTATGTTATGTTTAATCGAGACGAAGAAAATGGTGAAATGGAAAACATACCAAATGAATCAGAAGCTCAAATTAAAAATCAAAAATCTCATTTTCAAATTGGAGATAAAGTAAGAAATATTAATGCTAATTGCAAACATTTTGGTAGCGAAGGAATTGTTACAGAATTAAAAGAACTTCCAGAAGATATGGGTTATGCAGTTATTTATAAAACAACAAACGATGGCTCAACATGGAAAAAGGGTGATATGTTAGGTAAAACAGAAATTCAACTTAAAAAAATAGACGAGGATGTTCAAAAAGAAAAATAAATTTTGGAATTGGAAAACAAAAACATTATTAGTTGGGGTTACATTAATCGTATCTTGGATCGCATGTTTAAAAATTGGTTTTGAACTTAAAAAATATAGCAATATAACAAATCTTCCTAATTCTTGTTTTGTGGATGCAATGATTTATGCGTCTCAATGCAACCTCCTTTTAACTACAAATACCGATATATGGAATACAGTATATGGTTTTACATTTTACTATAAAGATGATAAAGAAAGTATGCTTGGTCATGCGGTTTGTATTTTTGAATATAAAAATAATTTATGGATATATGATCCTAATTGGGGTACATCTCCAATATGTCAAATTGGAGATAAAAAACAATACAGACAAAAAATAAGATTGTATATTAACGAACATTATCCTATAATGGTAGTAGAGGACTTTATGCTAAATGATTGGACATATGTTCAAAAAATAAAGAAAAATAAAATGAACAAATCTTATCAAGAGGTGTCTATACATTTAGATGAAGATAAGAAGGAGTAAACTAATATCATGAAAATGAACCTACTAAAAAGGTTACTAAGAAGCACAGCCGCAAATTTAATTGCGGCTTTTTTAATGTCTGGATCACTTGGAAATTCTGCAATATTTTTGTGGAATAATACTGGATCAGCATGGACATCAGGCACCAGTTGGACAAATGGCGTACAACCTTCATCTACTAGTTCCAGTACTACTACTGACGAAGTACAGTTTGGAAATGTTGGCGCTAATTTTAATACTGTTGACTTGACTTCTAGTAGATCTGTTAAGAATTTAACATTTTTAACAAATGCAAATGCATATACATTTACAACATCATCTGCAAAAGTATTAACTACTAGCGCTGGTATTACAAATAATTCAACTGCAATTCAAACATTTAATCTACTTGTAGAAAATGCAAATGCTAGTAATACTTGGTATCAAACATCTGGTGGTACTATGGTATTTAATAATTTAGTTACCTTAACCACTTCATCTTCATCTACTTCTAGAACATTAACTCTTGCTGGTGGTGGCACATTTACATTTAATAATTCTTTAAATCAAGGTGGTTTAGCTACTGCAGGTAAAGTAGTTATTAATAATGCTGGTGGTACAGTAAATCTTAGTAGCGCTAATACGCTTGGAGGCGGAATGCAAATAACAGCTGGTACTGTTAATTTTAGTAACGCTGGATCATTAGGCACAGGAATATTAGAATTAGGAGCGACAACTGGAACGTCTTATGGAAATAGTATTTTAAATAATTCTTCTGGTTCAGCAATAAATTTAACTGGTATTACAGGACTAATATGGTCTGGTACAACTCCAGCAGGAATTCAAATTGGAACGTCTGCTAGTACTGCTGCAAATAATATAGATTTTGGTTCTGGATTAGTAACTACAACTACATCTAGAGCCATGAATATTGCTGGTTCTGGAGTAACAATTTCAATGGGGACTCTCACAACAACTGGAACAAGTAATGGTTATACATATACATTTGATGGAGTTGGAAATACTATTGATCTAGATGGATGGAAGATTAGCACAGCAGTAACTCCTATTCAAAATGTTGTTCATCAATTAAAGGGTTCAGCTAATTTAAATATTGGTACTATTGAAAATGGTACAGCTGGATGGGTGAATGGTATTGAAATTAATAGTGGTGGTATAAATAGATTAACTGGAAATAATACTTATACTGGAACAACATCATTTTTAAATGGCACTAATTATATATCTGGTAATAATAGCGCAGCAACAGGAAATGTAAGTATTGCTGGTACATCTGGATCTGGAAAAATGCCATTAGTAAGATTAGATTCTGCTAATGCTATTTCTAGTTCTAGTAGTATTTCTGGATCTACAAGCACAACTACTACAGGTACTTTAGATTTCAATGGTGCTACTAATTATATATTTAATGCTTATAATGGTAATAATATGTTTTTTACAAATTCATTTGGACAGTACTCAGTTGTTACTTTTACTAATATTGCGAATACAATTACTGCTTCTGCAGGTACAAGTGGTGGTAGACAATTGATCAATAATAGCACAAATTTATTAATTACATTTAATGGCAATATAGACATTGGTTCTTCTACTACAGGAATAAATAATACTTTAGGTGGTACAGGCGATTGGCTTGTAAAAGGTAATATTTTTAGCACAACAGCTGGATCAGTAAGGGGTTTAAATAAAACTGGCACAGGATTATTAGAATTAAGAGGTTTAAATGATTATAATGGCGACACGGTAATGTCTGGCGGTACATTATTAGTAACCTCATCTGGTTCGATAACAAATAGTACAGTTCAATTAAGTGGAGGTATTTTAGATGTAAGAGGTACGATTGGCGCATTAAATCAAACAGGAGGTTCATTTGATTTAAGAGGCAACGCTGGATTATTTGGATTATCGACAGGTACAGCTACTGTAAGATCTGGTGCGACTTTAGGAGATAGTGTATTAAACGGAGGTTTATTAGATGTATATGGTACAGCAGGAGCAGTAACAGTTAATTCTAATAGTACAATTAATGTAAAAAATGGAGGAGTTATCGGCACTACTACCGTAGGTGGTGGTACTTTATTAGTAGATGGAAGAGCAGGAGTAACAACAGTTAATTCTGGTGTTAGCACAGTTAATAGTGGAGGTATAATTGGTAACGCTGTTATTAATGGAAGTTTATTATCAATAAATGGTACAGCTGGAAATATAACAGTAAATACTGGTGGAACTTTAGGAGGATCTGGTTTCGTAGGAGATGTATTGTTAAACGGAGGAACATTATCTCCAGGTAATAGTCCAGGTCTGCTAACAACCTCTAGTTTAGATGCATCTAATGGAAATTTTATTTTTCAATTAGGCGCTCCTACTACTAGAGGAATAACTTACGATGCAATAGATGTAACAAATCTACTAAAACTTGGAGCAAATACAACTTGGCAATTTCAAGTTGATGGAGGATATAATTTTCAATTAAATGATAGTTATGATTTATTTAATTTTGGAAGCATTGATACTACTGGATTCGATATAACAGCATTAGATATTGCTTTACCAGATTTAAATACAGCGACCAGTGATTTAAAATGGGATACAAGCTCTTTTACAACAGATGGAATGGTAAGTGTTGTTGCTAATGTTCCAGAACCATCTGCAGTTCAATTATTTGGAATTGGTTTGATTTCTTTGCTTGCTTGTCGTAGAATAAATAAAAGAAATGGATAATCAATTGAGAAATATATTATTGAATAATTATGAAAGAAGTCTTCCATCTAAAAGAAATACAGAAGATTTTATAAATAATTTTCATCAATATAGAGCTAAAAAGAAAGCTCAAGAAAAAACCTACTATTCATTAGCTTTAATATTATTATTAATTGTTACAGCATTAGGTTCAATTGCTATAAAGGAAACAACGAATAAACTAGATATACAAACGGCAGCTGGACAAGTTCAGAAATGAAATCTTTTATATTATCAGATCTATTATTTTATTTTATGTTATTTCCAATAGCTTATATTTGCGCTTTATTTTATATGAAAGATATTAAACCAGAAAAACAATATAATTTAGGTCTTGATTTTGAATATGTGCAAGTTGATGAAGGATCATCTTTTGTATCTCACGCAGAACCAATAGGTCAAAATAGCCAACCTTGGATGTTGAGTTTAGTAGAAAAACCAAAACCAACGATAGATACAAATCAACATTATATTATGGTTGGATATATGATGAAACAAATAAGATTAAGAACAAATTTATGCAAAAATTAATATATATACTATTAGCAGCTTTTTTATTAACTACTTATTCATATACAGAAAATCAAATTAAAGTAAGTATTAAAAGAAATAATAAGGGAGAAATTTTATTAAATATAACTGGACATACTTCACCTATAACTGTAGAGCTAGATGGAAAAACTACAACATTTAATGTTGGAGATAAAGAATTAAATCTTGATGAAGCTATAAGCGTTGAAGTTCCATCTATAGATACAGCAAGTGGAATTGAAAAATCGAATGTTGATAATCAAACGGTTATACCACCAGTATTAAATGCATCTCCTTATCCTCCAATGGCTACTCCATTTTAATATGGTGTAAGCTTTATGTTATGTTATCTAAAATTAAAAATTGGTGGGATAATTTAAAATATTACGATAAAGTTTTCTTTATTACATTTATTCCAGCTACGCTATTCACTCTTTGGGGTATGAGTGATCTTTATATTAATTATTTTGATGAATTAACAAAAGAAGATCATATGCAGTTTTTTCTTAGAATATTCTTTCCTATATCATTAGCCACCTTAATAACAGTATTAGAACGTAATAAGAGACAAAAACTAATAAAAGATATTAAAGATTATCTTGATAAATAATTATTTCAATCTTTCAATAAGATAAAATATATAAACAAATACTGCCACGCATATTAATCCAGTAGCTATTGTCATATAAAAGCATTACACTCTATTAAAATTATGTGTAATACCATATATGCCACTACCTCAACCTAAAAAAGGCGAAAAGCAAAACGATTATATGGGTCGTTGCATGCATAAAATTAATAAAGATAATCCAGAAATGGAAAATAAACAACAAGTTGCTATTTGCTTAAATACATTTCGTAAACCAAAAAAGAAAAGTAAAGCAAACGAAATCGAAGTAGATTTTTCAGAAGATATTAAAAAGATGAATAAATCGCAAGAAATAAAAGTAGAAGAAGCCCCAAAAATTGAAGCAAAGGTAGAAGAAGCAAATAATACAGCAGTAACCGCACCTGCCCCAGAAGTTAAAATAGAAGAAACTAAAGCTTCTTGTGGAAAACCAAATTGTGGATCAGTTCAACAACCAGAAGAAATTAAAACAGAAGTTAAAGCTGAAAATGATGGTAAAGGTGAATTAATTCAAACAACTCTTCTTCAAATGCAACACCAATATAAAATATTACATTGGCAAACCCAATCATTTTCACAACATAAATCTTTTGATGAAATAGTAAATAGTCTTTCTGGTCATATTGATGAATTTATTGAAACTTATATGGGTAAATATGGTAGAGTAATTGCCGCGGGTACATTTAATATTACTCTTGCAAATTATAAAGATGCAGATTTTATAGCATTAACAGATTCTTATATTAATTTTATGATTAGTTTAAGTACTATGCTAGACACTTCCAAAGATTCAGACTTATTAAATATTAGAGATGAAATCCTTGGTTCATTAAATCAATTAAAATATCTATTAACATTATCTTAAAATAATGAATAAAAAAATTAAATATATTGAAGTAGATATTACTGAAACAGAAGCATATCAAAAGACCTATAAAGGCAAAAAAAGAAGTGCATTAAAAGATAGTGATTTTTTATTTCCAGAAACACGTAGTTTTCCAATTATGTCTGAGCAAGACGTAAGAGACGCAATCAGTAATTTTGGTCGCATGAAAAGTAATATGAGTTATGATATATTTATTCATAAACTTTGGAATAAAGCTAAATCCAAGGGTCTTCAAGGCGGGATGCCAGCAAGCACAAAAGAAAAATATAATCTTAAATAAATATTTTAATTAGATTTAAATTAATATTTAATATATAATAATATTAAATGAAAAGATATTGTATTGATTGTGGATCTCCAACAGAATATACGGTTAAAAAACCAACATTTTGTTCAAACTGCGGTAATCCTTTTGAAAAAACAACACAAACCGCTCAACCAGTTGTTCAAAAAGTACTAGAGCAAAAAAGAACTATAGCTAAAAAGCAATATATTCCAGAACCAGAATTAATTGATGACGAAGATAATGATTTTAATGATGAAAATGAAATTCATGAAGTACCCAATATTTCAAATTTAGAAATTGAAGCACAACATGAAACTCCACAAAAAGGAGTAAAACTAGGTTCTATTTTAGGAACAGAAACCGATCAACCCAAGAAAGAAAAAAATAAAACTAGAGGCAAAAAAACATCTAAAAAACAAATATTAGAAGATTTTGCAAAAGAAGCAGGTTCTTTAAGAAAAAGTAAGAGATAATAAATGAAGTCTTCGAAATTCAGTTTCGAAAGTAAAATTTCGGAGATAGATCAAGAAATAAATAAACGTAGGCATAAATGGAGTCTAACTACATTAGCGTGGCTAGATTTTCATGACGTAGCACAAATATTGCGAATACATATTTATAAAAAATGGAATATGTATGATCAAAAACAACCTTTAGCACCTTGGATTAATAGAATAGTAAGTAATCAAATTAAAAATTTAATTAGAAATAATTATGGTAATTATTCTAGACCATGTTTAAAATGCGCAGCAGCAGAAAATGAAGACGGATGCAATATCTATGAAACTCAATGTAGTAAATGTCCATTATATGCAAAATGGGAAAAAAGCAAAAAATCTGCACATGATGTTAAATTACCAGTAGCACTTGAAAATCATACTCAAGAAGTTCATAATATTATTGAAGATGAAATAAATATAGAAAAAGCCGCAGAAAATATTCATACAAAAATGAAGCATATTCTTAAACCTGTTGAATGGAAATTTTATGAATTATATTATATTAAGCATAAAACTGAAGAAGAGTCAGCGAAATTAATGGGTTACAAAACAAGTGAAAAAAATAGAAAGATTGGATATAAGCAAGTTAAAAATTTAAAAAAATCAATTATGTCAAAAGTTAAAAAGCACTTATATAATGGAGATATTGATATATATTAATATGAGTGAAAACCTACCAGAACTTACAGAAGAACAACAATTAAATCTATTAAATGAATGGAATAATAGAGCAGATAACCCACCCTCATTAACTGAATTAGTTAAACTTGCTTTTGGTAGAGATGATCTTGATGGTAGAAGCAAAGAAGGCAAAGCAGTAAAACAATTTTTAGCAGCAAGACAAATTAAACCACGAAAAAGCCATGAATACCAAGCTAAAGGTCTTATAGAACTAACAGAAGATCAAAAAGAATATATTAGTAATAATTGTGCCACCATGACTGGTATAGAAATAGCTAAAATTTTATTTAAAAATGAATCATTAACAAATCTTTGTCAAGAAACTAGAAGCGTTCTTGATTATATGAAAACTATACCAAGCAATATTAAATATCTTAATGATGTAAATGAAAACGCTGCCACAGAAACTTATAAAGCTCCAAGAAGCGAAGAAAGAATGATAGTAAAAATTAATAAATATATATTAGATGGAATTGATAAAGAAAAAATTACTCCAAGACAAAAGAAAGAAGTAAATTCTTTAATTGGTTATATGAATACCTATAGATTTACGCATCAAATTAATCTTTATGATGATGAAAATGACAGGGAACTTTTTGAAAGTAGCTTTGTAAGATATACTTACGATAAAAGCGATTTAACTCAAGAAGAAGTAGATCAATATATTGTTCTCGCAACAGAAGTTGTAATATCTTCTAGTATTCAACAAACGATTACAACTCTTCAAAATCAAATAGATCTTGCAACACAAGAAGATGGTAAAATTCCTATGACATTAGTAGAAGCAAGTAGTACAGCTCGTAAAGAATATAATGATTGCGTTAATCGCCAACAAAAATTATTGCAAGACTTAAAAGTTAAAAGAAGTGAAAGGCTTAGCAAACAAGTTAAAGAAAATGCTAGCATCTTAAATCTTGTTGAAATGTGGAAACAAGAAGAATCAAGACAAAAATTATTAAAAATAGCAGAACTTAGAAAAAATAGCATTAAGAAAGAAATTGAACGGCTTGGTTCGATGGATGAACTAAAAGCTAGAATACTTGGAATATCAGAAGACGATATTTTAAACGGATAATTTTATGGCAGTTATATGTAAAGTAGATGGAAAAGAGTTTCCAACTGAAAAGGCATTACATATGTCTCTCAAGGGCTATGGTTTGAATAAAGTAAAATATTATCAAACATACTTTGAAAGACGAGATTTATTAACAAATGAACTTATTAATTTCAAAACAAAAGAACAATATTTAAATAGTGATTTTAACGATAAAAATAATATGAAAAAATGGCTCAAACAACAGCCAATCGAAAAAGCTCAAGAATATTGTAAACAATTATTATCTAAAAGAAAAGATGAGAAAAATTTAACTTATAGTCCTTCTCAAGTAGAGTTGAGAACAATTATGGCGCCATCTATTGTTTTTTATAATAAAATATTTAATGATTATTATGATGTTTGTTCGAGTTTAGGATTAGAGAATAGATTTATTCACACAAATAATATAACAGATCAATTTAAAAATAAATTAAACAAGAAATCAATTATATATGTTGATACAAGAGAGCAGAGCTGGTTAAAGTTTGATACAAAATTTGAAATTAAAACTCTACCATTTGGAGACTATTCTTGTAGTAATGATAATTGCAAATGTTTTATAGAAAGAAAAAGCTTAAGCGATTTCATTAGCACATTAAGCGTTAAAAACTTTGATAGATTTAAAAATGAGATAGATCGAGCAAAGAAAAGTGGAGCATATTTAATTGTTATCGTTGAGGAAAAACTATCTAACGCACTTAGCTTTCAATATCTTCCTCATATTAGCAAAAAGATTAAAGCAACTCCAGAGTATATATTTCATAATGTTAGAGAATTATTACAAAACTATGATAATCTACAATTTCTTTTTGTAGATGGAAGAGGAGAGATGACGAGAGTAATTGAGTCTATTTTTACATCAAATTGTTTTTATAAACAAATAGATCTTCAATTAGCTTATGATCTAAAACTATTATGATATATTCTCCAGATAAATATAAAAAAGATTATCCAGATGTCAATAAACAATTGATGGAACTCAAGGGTATTCTTAATGATAAAGATGCTAAAATTTCTCTGGCTAAATTTTTAAGAGCTAACTTAGGTTTTACTACAGAACTTATAAGTGGCATCAAATTAGCACCATACCAAGAAATTCATCTTAAAGGTTTATTAAATAGAAACTTTAGCATGTGTGTATTTGGTCGAGGCTGTGGTAAAAGCTTTATCGCGAGCGTGTTTTGTTTTCTTCAATGCGTTTTTGAACCTAATACTAAAATTTTAATTGCAGGACCAACATTCAGAACAGCCAGATTCATATTTAATAATTTAGAGAAAATTGTAAATAGCAAAGGCGCAGAACTTCTTCAGCAAGCTTTTGGTTCGAAAAGCAAAAGAAATGATCAATATGAATGGTCAATTAATGGCGGAAGTATTGTAGCCATTCCTTTAAGTGGAGAAAAGATTCGAGGATTTCGTGCTAACGTATTAGTGCTTGACGAGTTCCTTTTGCTATCTGAAGATATTGTTAAAACTGTTTTAATGCCATTCTTAGTTGCTCCACAAAATATGAAAGAGCGAATGGAAATTAGAGAAATGGAAGATGCTTTGATTAGAGAAGGAGCGATGAAAGAAGAGGACAGAATGGTCTTTGAAAATAATAGCAAAATGATAGCTTTATCTTCAGCAAGTTATACATTTGAAAATCTTTACAAAACATATAATGAATGGGTAGAAAAAATTCACTCAAAAGAAGATACAGAAGCATCTTATTTTGTATCTCAATTAAGTTACGAAGCCTTACCTCCAGAGATGGTAGATAAAACAATTATTGAAGAAGCTCAAAATGGAGGATCAAGTCATAGTAGTTTTTTAAGAGAATATTGCGCAAGATTTATTGATGGTAGTGATAGTTATTTTAGCGCAAAAAAGATGGAGGAATGTACTATTCCAAATGGTCAAGCACCTCATACTTTAATGAAAGGAACCCCTGGAAAAAAATATATTCTTGGGATCGATCCTAATATGAGCGACAGTCCTAATGCGGATTATTTTGCTATGGCAGTGATAGAAATTGATGAAGAAACTAAAACTGGCACATTAGTTCACACTTATGCTGGATTAGGAAATTTAAAAAATCACGTTAATTACTTTTATTATATTATGACAAATTTTAATATTGTATTCATGATTTTGGATAACGCTGGAGCTGATATATTTCTTTCAGCTTGTAATCAATCTGAATTATTTAAAAGCAATAATCTAGTAATCAATACTTTTGAATTTAATTCTGATTTAGAAGGCACAGATTATGATCAAGAAGTTCGTAAAGTTAGAAATAGTTATAATTTAGAATTAAAGAAAATAGCCTTTAATCAAGTCTTTACAAGCAACTTTATTCGTAAGGCTAATGAACATTTACAAGCCTCTATTGATTATAAGAAAATATGGTTTGCCAGCAAAACTTGCGCTAATGATAATTTCTTCGAAACCGTATTTTCTCAAAATATTCCATTAGATTTAATGAAAACAGAAGAAAAGAAAGACTGGTCTACTTTAGATTTTATTGAAAATCAAGATGATTTTATTTATCAAACTAAAAAACAATGTACTCTAGTAGAACACTCATCTACCGCTAGGGGTACCCAATCCTTTGATTTACCTCAACATTTAAAAAGAAGCAGTTCATCTAATAAAGCTAGAAAAGATAATTATTCTGCACTTTTATTAGCAAATTGGGGATTGAAGTGCTATAATGATATAATAAACGCACCAAAAGAGGAGATATCGAACACTTTTACGCCAATAATGATAAAATAAGTGTAATATTCAAGTTAAATGAGTAAAAAAACTAAAAAAATAAACGAAATAAAAGCTTCTATAGCTATACCAACTTCAGCGATTCCAGAGGCAACCCCTCTTATGGTGTATGGTAGCGAATTAAATAGTACAGCTAAAAGAGCTAAAATAGCGGAAATTAGAGCTTCCACTTCTTCTAGAAGAAATGCAGCTGGAGATATCGAAAGAACAAATAGATTTACAAATATTGATACAGGATTAATTCCTTTTAGATATTCAACATATATTAGAAATTTATCTACTCTTGATGTAAGAGATGCAATTATTTTATGTCAAAAAGCCTATTATAATGTTGCTGTATTTAGAAATACCATAGATTTAATGACAGAATTTTCTACTAGTCCAATATATTTAACTGGTGGTAGTCAAAAATCTCGCGAATTTTTTGAAGCATATTTCAAAAAAATTAATCTGGCAAGTTTTCAAGATCAATTCTTTCGCGAATACTATAGAAGTGGTAATGTTTTTGTTTACAGATTTGATACAAGTTTAAGTCCAGAGCAATTATTAAAAATTACTCAAACTTTTGGATCTAAGTTAAAATCTATAGCTGATAATGGTCAAGTAACAGTTCCAGCCAGATATACTTTAATCAATCCAGCAGATGTTTATATTGGCGGCACAGTAAATTATACATTTAATATGTATTATAAATTATTAAGTAGTTACGAATTAGAAAGATTAAGAGATCCTAAGACAGATGAAGATCGTGAAGTATATAATAATTTACCAGATGATGTTAAAAAACAAGTAGATAATAAAAGTATTTCATATATTTTAATGCCATTAGATAAAACTAAACTAGCAGCAGTATTTTATAAGAAACAAGATTATGAGCCACTTTCTATTCCAATGGGATTCCCAGTTCTTGATGATATTAATTGGAAATTAGAAATGAAAAAAATGGATATGGCTGTAACAAGGACAATGCAACAAGCAGTTCTTCTTGTAACTATGGGAACAGATCCAGATAAAGGTGGAGTTAATCAAAAGAATCTTCAAGCGATGCAACAATTATTTGAAAATCAAAGCGTTGGAAGAGTTCTTATTGCTGATTATACAACAAAAGCACAATTTGTTATTCCTGATATTGGAAATCTTATTGGACCTCAAAAGTATGAAGTTGTTGATAGAGATATTCAAATTGGTTTAAATAATATTCTTATTGGAAGTGAAAAATTTGCTAATCAAAGTATAAAAGTTCAAGTATTTGTAGAAAGATTAAAGCAAGCCAGAGAAGTATTTATTAATGAATTTTTAATTCCAGAAATTAGAAGAATGAGTAAAGATCTTGGATTTAAAAATTTTCCAACACCCGCTTTTGAAGAAATGAGTCTCAAAGACGATGTTCAATATTCTAGAATATTTAATAGACTTATTGAGCTTGGAATATTAACTCCAGAAGAAGGATTACAAGCTATTGAAAAAGGAAGACTTCCTACTACAGAAGAATCTATTCAATCGCAGCAAAAATTTAGAGATCTTAAAGATCAAGGATTGTATCAACCAATTATTGGGGGCGGAGCTGGAGCTATGGCTGGAAGGCCAGCTGGATCTACTGGTATTAAACAATCAACTAAAAATGTTAAACCAATCGGAAGTAATGCTAATTTTTCGGTGACAAAAATTAAAGATAATATTTTAGCAAGCCAAAATCTTGAAGAAGAAGTAAAATCTGCAATTAGAAAGAAATTTAATGTTAAAAAATTAAGTAATCAACAAAAAGAAGATGCAGAAAAAGTATCTGAAATTATTATATCAAACGAAACTCCAGAAAATTGGATATCTAAAATTGATCAATATTTAGATAAACCATTCGATCAAAATCAAGAACAAATTAATAATATACAAGAAATTGCAGCAGAGCATCAAGTAACAAATTACATCGCTTCTTTATTATATCATAGTCAAAAATAGTTAAACTTAATATATTTTATGTGTAAATCATTAGATGCGCACATTTAATGGTTTACAAATTTTTACAGAACAACTAACTAATTCTGGACAATTAGACTCGCGATATGTAACTTTATATACAGATCAAACTATAACTGGATCTAAAACTTTAAAAAATAATATAATTTTTAATCCAAACTATGCTCCATCTAATCCTAATTCTCCAGGATATAGTGGACAAATAGCTTTTAATAGAGATTATATTTTTATTTGTGTTAGTGGAAATGGAATCAACGGAGATTGGAGGGCTGCGCCAATTGGAACAAATTGGGCTTTAAATTAATATGGCTACAAATAATGTATACGATCAAATTTTAACTCTTCAAAAAATTCCAAATGGAGGATTTACTTACGTTAATTCTAATCAAGGTATTACTTTATCTAGTGGACAACAATTTTTTATTGATAGCGTTTATACTGGATTTTTTCCACCAGTGCCCGCTGGCTCTGCAGATAAAAATAAATTCAGAAAACAAAAATGGTTAAGTATTGGCCTTGAAGGAAATTCTTTTAGAAGATATATAAATGAAAATAGTGGATTACAAGGTATTCCTTCTGGTTTAGAACCTGGAAATTTTGTTTATTTTACAATAGAACCTAAAAGTAGTCTTTTAGAATCTGGAATAAATACAGATGCAAATAACGCAAGATATATATCATCTCTTAGAGCAAAACCTTATATGGTTGTTGAAAATGATGCAAATAGGCCAAATAGTTATGAAAAAACACCATCAAATCTTTTTACAGGAGTATCTGGAAATAATAATTTCGTAGTATTTCATCCTCAAAGTAAATATAAAAACCTAGCATTACAAGCTATAAGATTTCATCCAATCATTGGAAATGGCTATATTGAATATAATTTATGGAGTGGAGTGCCAATAACTATACAACCCAAAAATCATCATATAGAAACATTTACTAAAATTAATATAAAAAGTGGATCTAATATAAATTATGGAAATACTACAAGAAATTTATCTTTTACAAATCAATTTCAACAAATTGCTAGCGGTTTTATACTAATAGTAAGTGGATCTTCTTATTCAGAAGCAAATGGAATATATGTTTTAAAGCAAGGCTCTCCTAGTAATTATATTAATGAAAATAATTATAGAATATATAATAGTGGAAATACTAATACATGGGTTTTAGCACAACCAAAAAATACAGGAATTAGTTATACAATATCTCCAGATACAATTAATTTCAATAGTATATATAAAGCATCATCAACAGCGTTTCCATATACGCATAAAATTTATGCAAATCCACAACGTCAAAATGAAAATCCTTATTACGCATATACTCATTTTAACTGGACAGGAATAAATAATAACTCTTCAATAAGAGTAAGCCTAGGTTGCTCAGATGTTAATGTAAGTTATCCCTATTATCCTTCTATAGGTTTATTATTTTCTAATAATAGTTCATGGAATGGTTTTAATACAACAACAAATAAACCTACTGGAGCATATATTACTAGTAAAAATTCACTTTCATCACTACCAGTTTCAAAAATTAATCAGTATTCTAAATTTACAATTAATAGTTATAATTGGTCTCCAGACACGAATGGAGTGAATCCAAATATAAAATTATACTATCCATATATTATATTTGATAATCAAGGGTTAGATTATTTTCCTTATACATACTCTACATTATTGCAAAATGAATTGATAGTTAAAGAAAGAATTAATTTTAAAAGACCATTATCTGCAAATCTGCATCAAGCTAAAAAAGTTAATATAAAATTTAACTATGAAAGAGATGACAGAGTAGCACAAGATCAATTGATAATTAGAAATATATATCCAATAACACAAAAAATTTATAGTGGATATAGTAAAAATATAGAATTATATGACGAAAGAGATAATGGTTCATATGATACTACTCCATTTTATGTAATGTCTGGAAAAAATTATAGTTTTGAACAAAATGAATTGTTTATATATAAATCTAGACCAGATTTTAATAACGCAACAAAGCAAAGTGTAATTAAATGGTAAATAAATTATACAGCTCTAATAACGTGACTACTTTTAGGAGGCTCGCGGGTCACCAAGAAGAAAGTCTAGAGAATACTAGAGATTGCCGTAAAAAGCAGCCTCTAAGTTCTTCTTGTGATTGCCCTGGCTACGTCGCAAAAAACGTAAATAGGGGGTCACGTTATTAGAGGTACTATAAAATTATGAATACTAGAATAGAATCAAAATATATAAATTTAGACGGAAAACTTATCAAAGTTGAAGGAAATAGTTTATATTTTGATAATAAAAAAATAGGATTTACATCACCTCCAGCAACATCAAGTTCTAGCGGAAATCCTGGTGATATAGCATATGATAATCAATATTTTTATATTTGTATAAGCACAAATACTTGGATAAGAACAGCTTTAGCTTCTTGGTAATTTTAAATTAATATATTAAATATTTAGTGTAAATTTATTAAATGCGCACATTTAATGGTTTACAAATTTTTACAGAACAATTAACTAATTCTGGACAGTTAGATGCTAGATATATAATTAAAAGTCAAGTTTTAGGTCCAGAAGGCCAAGCAGATTTTGGAATTAATTCATATATTAAACCTAACTCAGCTGGATCAGTAATAGCTGGTGGAGATAGTAACCAAGCATTAAATAGTTTTGGAGGAATTGGTGGTGGGACTTCTAACTCGGTTGGTTATTATGGATTTGTTGGAGGAGGAACATCTAATAGAGCAACAGGCGATTTTGCTGTAATAGGTGGAGGATGGCGTAATTTTGCAGCACCTGGACCATATATAACTATTGGTGGAGGATTATTTAATTGTTCAACAGGATATTCTTCAGTTATTGTTGGAGGAGAAAATCATTGTTCAGCTGGTAATCATTCAACTGTAGGTGGTGGAAGATCTAATTATGCAAAAGCAAATTGTTCAACTATTGCTGGTGGATGGATGAGTTGTACATTTGGAAATAATTCATTTATTGGTGGTGGATATTGCAACGCAGTACTTGGAAATCATTCAAATGTTCTTGGTGGACTTTGCAATAAAGCATGTGGAAATTATGCAAGTATTTTGGGTGGACAAAAAAATTACGCAGGACAAACTGGACAATGTTTATCTATTGTTGTTGGAGGGTATCAAAATAAGGCATGCTCTGATGGTTCATTTATTGGAGGAGGAAGATATAATTCAACAGAAGGAGAACTCTCAATTGTTGTAGGTGGAATTAATAATCATGTATATAATGGATACATGTCATTTATTGGTGGAGGAGGATATAATCAAATACGAGGATCATATACAAATATTGCTGGAGGTTTTGGAAATGTTGCTTGTAAAGCTTATTCAAATATTGGGGGTGGATATTCTAATGATATATCTGCAAATTACTCAAATATAGGTGGAGGTTGCAAAAATTCTATTGTAGAAGATTATTCATTTATTGGTGGTGGATTTCAAAATTATTCAAGTGGAGGTTATTCAGCTGTAGTTGGAGGTTCATGTAATAATGTATCAGCAAATTTTTCAGTTGTAGTTGGAGGATTTCATAATTCTATAGGCGAAGCATATTATTCATCTATTGGTGGAGGATATTATAATTCAGTAACTAAAAACTATGCAAATATAGCAGGAGGATCAAATAATTCTGCAGCAGGAGAATACTCTACAGTTGGTGGTGGAGTAGCTAATTGCGCTATGGAATATAGTTCAACTGTTGGGGGTGGAATATGTAATAGTGCAACAGCAAATAACGCAACTATTGGTGGTGGATGCTATAATGTTGCTCAAGGATTAAATTCTGTTATAGCAGGAGGTGAAAGAAATTGCGCTCTTGCATCATATAGTTATATAATTGGTGGAAGATGTTCAGTTATTTCAATAAGTCATAGTGGATCATCTGTATTAGGTGATGGTCAAAATCGTGTTCATAATTCTTCTGGTCCTCATACCTTAACATTAGATTTCGTAAGTGGAGTATATATTAAAAATGGAGCAATAATTGCTAATACTTCTTATGTTCCAAGTTCTTATAGTTCTTTTGGAGTTAGCGGTCAATTAGCTTTTGATAAAAATTATTTATATAGACACAATGGTACGAACTGGACAAGAACAGCAATGTCCATTTGGTAATTTAAATTTAAAATAATAGTGTAATCCTATATAAGGATTAAGGTAAATGGCTAGAAATAGAATAATCTACAATGTAGAAGGTTTATATGTTGCTCCATATTCTGGCGAGCAAAACATTAATGGTGATTATTATTTAAGTGGTTATAATATTCTTAAAAGATTAGAAAAAATTCAAAATTTTAATTATTCTATACAAGAAAACAGAGCAAATGCTCAAGGCTTTGGTCAAAAACAAAATATTTTTCGTGGAATTTCTGGTCCACCAGAAGTAACTTTTAATTTTTCATATATTCCAGATGGAGTTACAAATGAGAATAGATTAAATTTTGATGTTGGGACTTTTAATTCCACTAGTCAACCAATAATGTTCTCTGGACTATGCTCTAATAATCCAATTTATAATAATAGAAATTTTTATTTAGTAATTAATAAAAATGATGATGATATTTTTGGCAATTACCTGATTACAGATTATTCAATTAATCCAACTGGAATCACTGATGTTAGAGATCCAAATAGTAATAATTATGGAGTATTAAATTTTCAAAATGCTTATTTAAATGAATATTCTTTTAATATTTCAGTTGGAAATTTACCCATAGTCAATCAAAGTTATGTTGCAGATAATATAGTTTTTTATAGTAGTGGATATGATTTAAATTATTCAATTCTTGATTTGAAATCTGGAATCAATCAATCTCAAAATACTAAAATAGTAATTCCAAAAGCTTTAAATTTAAATCAAAGTGGAATTAGTGGACAAAATATTCTTTTACCAATTGATGCAAATATTAGTTTTTATACAAATAATACTACGGGAGTTTTATTTTATATTGATACAATTCAAAGTCTAGATTATTCCTTGTCTTTTAATAGAAAAGCTTATAGAGGAATTAATTATAAATTTCCATTATTAAGAAAAATAGAATTTCCAGTTAATGGAAAATTAAATACTAGTTTTATTGTAAAACAAGATTTAAGTGGTTCATTTTTTGATACTTTAAATACAGATGATGATTATAATGTTGTTATTGATTTTAACAAATGTAGTAATAAAAATGGAGTATATCCAACTAAATTAATATTTAGTGGTTGTAAATTTAATAATATAAATTATGATTCTTCTATAGGAAGTAATAAAAAAGTTAATTTAAGTTTCAATTTTGATCTTGATCCAGATTTTGGTACAAGAGGATTATTTATTAGTGGAAATGCATTATATGCAGCATCTACAAATAGTCCCTTACTTGGAACAGAATCTTCTACAGATTATGAACTATTAGGTACTGAAAATAGTATTGAATATTATTTATCTTGGAGAACAGAAAATATTCCATTACAATATTAAGTGTAAACATATATATGGCAACTAAAAATGTAAATAGTTTTTTAACGACAGGATTTATAGATTTAAATTCTACTAGCTCTTTACTCGGAGTAGTTAATAATGAATTAAAAAGAGTAACTAATGCTAATATAAGTCTACCAACAATTACAGCAAAAACTGGAAATTTTTCTAATTCAATAATTTCTCCAAATCTAGTTTATAATACTGGAATTCAAAATATTAGTGGAAATAAAACATTTTTAGATTCTGGAATCTTTTCTCTTTCTGGCACACTTCCTTTATCTTTACCAAGTAATCCTCTTGCAGTCGTAGGAAGCGGGAATACTTACATACAATTTAATATTCAAAATACTGCTACAGGAGTAAACTCTTCAGCAGATTTAGTTATAACAGCAAATAATGGAACAGATGCCACTAACTTTATTAATCTTGGTATTAATAACGTTGGATATAATGATCCACTTTATAATAATGCAACTGGACTTGATGGATATTTATTTATAGATGGAGGCGATTTGGATATTGGAACCAGAACTCCTGGAAAAATTATAGAATTTCATGCGGGCGGCACAACAAAAAGTAATGCTATAGCAAGAATAAGTCAATCTGGATTAAATCTTGTAAGTGGTAATTTAACAGTAGGCAATACAGGTGTTCTTTTAACTGGACAAAATATTTTTGTATTACAGGGAGGAACAACCCAAACAACTGCAGGGGCGAATGGAGCTTATGTTGGATTAGCTGGAGCAAATATTGGATGGAGTAGTACGGCAACTAATAGAAGAATTCCTATTTTAGAAAATTGCGTATGTAAAAAAGCTTCAATAACATTTCAACAAGGAACAGGTCAAACTCCTATATCAAATATCACTGGATCAATAATAAATTTAACTAAAAGTTTAACTGGAATAATAAGTACGAGTATGAATACAACAAGTGATGATAATTTCTATAGTTTTATTGGTAGTGATTTTAATGTACCATTTACTTCTGGAGATAATGCGGTCGTACTTATACATTCTACATCAAGTCTTACAAATACTAGATGTTTAGCAAATGTATATTTCTATAATTAATATTAGATTTTAAAAATATATATTATTATAATATAGTGTAATATATTATGAAAACTATGTTATCTAAAATATTTGGCCCAAATTGGAGATCTAGCTCATCTGGAATAGCCACAGTCGTAGCAGTTTGTACAGCAATAGCAATTCATAGTGATCCTTCATTAGTAGCATTTCTTCCAGATGGTGTTGAAAATTATGTATTAGGAATTTCAAAATTAGTTGCAGTTGTTAGCGGAATTATTTTTGCATTAACAGTAAAAGACGCAGCAGTTACTGGTGGAACAGTGGCTCAAACAACTGAAGCAAAAGACAGAACAAATGGAGAAAACATATGAATAAATTACAATTAGTCGCAGTTGCTCTTTTGAGCGTATTTCTTGGTGCTTGCGCTACAACACAAACTGGAAAAGTTGATGTTGAAACAAGTGTTTCAAATGCTCTTCCTTATGTTAAGCCAGCGGTAGTACTAGCTTGTACAGTAGTTCTTGATCAAGCCCTTTCTCCTAGTGATCGCGTAGAAAAAGCTAAAATGATTAATCATGTAGCATCTATCGTAGAAGGACTAACAGTTGGAACTGCACCAACTCCAGATCAATTACAAAAAGCTTTAACTGATTATCTTCCAATAGAAAAAACTCATTGGGTAAATTATGTTAGTGTTATTAAAGATATTTATGCGCAACAATTTGCAAGATTAGATGGAAATACTGCTCTTGCTATTAAGGTACTTAACGCTATAGCATCTGGATGTAAAGATGCTACAGCAAGTTACGTAGAGTAATCATGCCAACTGGAATACTTCAAGCATTACTCTCAGCAGTATCTGGAATATTCTCGGCAATCAATAATGTATTCGGCGCCAAGAATACAAAAGAAATGAAAGAGCGTCAAGAGGCTCAAAAAGAAGTTAATTATCAAAGTGAAATAGAAAAATCTGTTAAGGAGAAAAATCTTGAAGAAATTCGCAAGCGTATTAGTTCTTAATTTATTTTTAGTTAGTTGCGCTACTGTGACCCCAAATAAAATAGAAGATGATAAATCTTCATATGATGCAACTACTCCTAAACAATATGAAAAAGATAATGGTGGATTAATTTCTTTTATTGGAGATGACGCTTTAATTACAAGTCAAGCAAGAGAACGTTATAATAATTTAATATCAATGTATAAAATTAAATTTAAAAAAGAAAAAGCAATAGAATTAAAAGAAGATTCTGGAATCAAACCTTATAAAGATAATTTTAATAATAACCTCTATCTTATTGATAGCGAACATCTTGTTTATTTTGGAGTTTTAAATAGTTGGTTGAAAGAGAAAGTCCCTCAAGATAATATTATAGATAAAACCATAGATAAAATAAATAATTAAAAAATAAAATATCCATGCCTGTATCAACATTTTATTATAGCGATAATCCACCAACCACAAGCAATTCTTCATATATTACAAGATACGATTATCTTTACGATAAAAATTTAATAAGTGGTGATATTGGAGATGGAGTCGCAGGTATTCCTGTAGTTGGCGTATATGGTGCTTTTGCTGAGCAAACAGGATTAAAAAGTATTACTTTACCAGATACAATATCAACGATACCAAATCGATCATTTTTTAATTGTTATAGTTTGAATAATATAAAATTTCCTAGTTATCTTACTATTATTGGGAATGCTGCATTTGCACAATGCTATAGTCTAACTGGAACCTTAACTCTTCCAAATACTGTATATAGTCTTTCTACTTCGGCTTTTACAAATTGTACTGGCTTAACTGATTTTATTTTTAGCAATAGTTTAATTAGTATTGGTACTCTTACGCTTCAAAACTGCACTAGTATAAAAAGCGTGACGATTCCAAGCAGCGTTACCAGTATTGCTGACAATGCATTTCTGACATGTACTAGTTTAACAAATATTATCGTAAGTCCATTAAATAACTATTATTCTAATGATCAATTTGGCGTACTTTTTAATAAAAATAAAACTTCTGTTCTTAGGTATCCATATGGTAGATCTGGTTCTTATGATATTCCAAATGGAGTTACAACAATTAATCCTGTAGCTTTTCATCTATCTTCAAATTTAACTAATGTTACAATTCCTAATAGTGTTACGACTATTGGTGAAAGCGCATTTAATAGTTGTAGTACTTTAACTAGCGTTATAATTCCAAATACCGTAACAGGTGTTTTAGATTTTGTTTTTTTTAATTGTTCCAATTTAAATAATGTCACGCTTTCTAATAATATAACAAGTATTGGTAATAATATGTTTTATGGTTGTTCTAGTTTAAATAGCATCAATATACCAGCTAAAGTAACATTTATTGATGAACAAGCATTTTTAGATTGCATTAATTTAACTAGAATTAATTTTTTAGGAAGTCCTCCGACTTTAGGAGTTGATGTTTTTACTAATACTAATCCTAATTTAAAAATTTATAGATATTCAACTAAATTTGGTTGGAGTGGCGCTTTTGATGGTAAAGATGTTTTATTAATAGATTCGCCAATTCATAAAGGTTTACAAACTTTTGGATTTGTAAATATTAGTTTAGGAAAAGGTTCAATTAATAAACAAAATGTTGGTAATGGAAAAATAACTTTAAGGAAAAATTAATAAATTATGTTAAACAAAAAATCATTAGATCTCATCTTAGAATTTGAAGTTGGTGGTGGAGAAAATTATTATAATAAATTTTTAAAAAATCCAACTTGGCCAGGAGAGCAAAGTGGAGTTACAATCGGTGTTGGTTACGATTTGGGATATGTTAATAAAGCAGAATTCACTAATGATTGGAAAGGCCTAAATCAAAAAGATTTTGATAGATTATATAAAGTTGTTGGAATAAAAGGTATCGCCGCAAAAGATCTCGTTAGAGGATTAAAAGATATAACTATTCCATGGGAACTTTCATTACAAGTATTTAATAATAAAACAGTAACAAAATTTTGGAATTTAACAAAAGAAACTTTTCCTAATTTTGATAATCTTCCAGAAGATGCTAAAGGCGGATTAGTTAGTCTTGTATTTAATAGAGGAAATGGATTAGAAGGTGATCGCCGCCGTGAAATGAAATTAATTAGAGATGGTATGAAATTAGTGTCTATTTTTGATCAAAAAGCGTTATCTTTTATAGCTAATCAAATTAGAAATATGAAAAGAATATGGATTGGTGGAAGCATAGAAAAAGGCATGAGTCGCAGAAGAGATGCTGAAGCCAAAATAATAGAAGAATCACTTATAACGTCACCAATTGATAATATTAAAAAATTAGAAGAATCAGATAAAGCTATAAATAAAGCTTTTAAAAATAATTAAAATTAATTAAAAATATTATCTTTAAGTGTATATTATATATAAGAATATGAATTACAATTCTGAACAATATGGCTTTGATTTAATTAAAGCTAAAAGAACATATAAACCTAAAAATCGTAAAAAGAATAGTTCAGAAAAATCTTTAATATTTTCTAAAAAAATTATCGCAGCTTTAGAAGATAAAGTTAAAATTCATAATGAAAAATTTGATAAAAAAGTTAATTTAGTTGAACTTAAAAAAGCCTATAAATCTGGATTTAATCAATCAAAAGATTTAAATCAAGAAACTCTCGCTCATGTTAATTTATTTTTAAGAATATCTCAAGAAAATACAAAAAGTATATTTAGCAATTTCAAATCTGGTGGATTTGAAATAATAAATAATCAATTTGTTATTAAAGCTAGCATTTCTCCAGAAGAGATTGACTATACTCAAGCAAAAGAGGATATTAAAAATTATAACCTAGAAGATTTTGATTTTAAAAGTGATGAAGAATTATATCTAGAAGACGAAGAAGATCGTGTAACTATTTATGGTTTAAATATTAATATATAAAAATATGGATTTTCAATATACAACAACATTCGCCAATCTTCAAATTAAACCAGTAGTAAGTGAAGAGAAAGATAAATATCTTTCATTAGCTTCTATTGATAGTTTAAAGAAATTTTTACCCGAGATTGATACAGAGAAAAATATTGATTTATTGCCTATAGCTTTTGATGCATGTGTAGTTAATAGAATTAATAAAAATGGCGATGTAGTGGATTCAATTACAGCAGAAGAAATGCTTAAAAATTTTATTAATAAACCAATTAATATTGAACATGATAGAACTAGAGTAGTTGGATGTATTTTAACAGCTAATTTTAGTAAATTTGGTACAAATGAATCTTTAGCTGAAAATGATGTTAAAAATATGAAGGGTCCATTTTATATTACTCTTGGTGGAGTTATTTGGAAAATCATTAATCCTCAATTATCTAATCTAATCGAAGAGAGCAATGACCCATCTAGTGAAAATTACATGAAAGTAAGTGCTTCATGGGAACTTGGTTTTAATGATTATAATTTGGTTCTTTTAAATGGTAATAATAAAAATTTAGAAGATGGTAAATTTATCTCTGACGAAAAAGAAAAAGATAAATTAGTTAAAAATCTTAAAGCTTTTGGTGGTTCTGGTAAAATAGATAAAAATACATCTATTTATCGTCAAGTTATTGGTAATGTTATTCCTTTAGGTATAGGATTGACAGCCAATCCTGCTGCTGATGTACAAGGAGTAGCAATAAAAGATGAGAATGTAATGGAAGTAGAAATATCAAAACCAGATGAAAATAACCAAATGTCAGATTCTTCAGAATTAGTTTGTGAAAATAATATTTCACAAAATGAAGAAAATACTGTAAATGAAGAAGGAGTTATAAACAGAATAATTATGAAAATAGAAAATATCAATCAAATAACCGATGAGCTATTGAAGCAAGCAACTGCTTCTAGCATCACTGATTTCATTCAAGAAGAGCTTAAAAAAGCCTCAGAAACTTTTGTAGCTGAAAAGAATGAAAAAGATGTTGCTATCAAAGCTGCTCAAGAAAAATACGAAGCACTTTCTACAGAGAGTGAAAAAGTAAAAGAAGAACTAGAAAAACTCAAAGCTTCTCTTGCTAAACTCGAAGAAGAGAAAATTGCTAAAGCTAAAGAAGAAGCCTTCAATTTAAGAATGGCTGCTTTTGATGAAGAATTTGATCTATCTGACGAAGATCGTCAAGTTCTAGCAACAGATATTAAAGATTTAAATGATGAATCTTTTGCTGCTTATAAAAATAAGATGGCTGTTCTTATGAAAGAAAAAAGTAAGATGGCTAAAAAAGCAAAAGAAGAAGAAATGAAAAAAGCTAAAGCTTCCGAAGTAGTAACAGAAGAAGTTAAAGCTTCAGTACCTTCTGAACAATCTGCAACCGAAGTTGTAGACGAAGTTCTAGACAATTCAAATGTCGAAAAAACTTCAATCCCAAATTCAACAACAACCGCTGAAGTTTCGCTACGTGAAAAATATAGCAAAGCTTTTGGTTTTGAAGGATTTGAAATCAGATAAAAAAAGGAGAAAAAAACTATGGCACATACATTAAGACCATTCAGAGATTACAGCGAACATGATGTAATCAACCTATTTGCCTATCAAGGTAACCAAGACGCTAATGGCGTTGTTGCTACCGCAGGCACAGTAGTTAAAGTTATCGGAAACGGTTTTCAACCAGTAGTAGCCTCAACAACTCCTGGCGGCACAGGATTTCTAGGTGAAATCCCAGTTGACCTCGCTGGCGCAGTTGGTGCAGGATACACAAACGTCGTTTCTGATCGTTATGCTCTAACAGCAAAAGTCACAGCAGCTTCCTCTGGAGAATCTGCTCTTGGTATCACTTTAATGAATACCCAAGAACTTGACGAAAACGGTCAAAAATTAATTCACTTCCCACGCAAAGCTGCTGAGAAGGGAGTAGTTGTTAGCGGTCAAGGAGTTCCAGTTCTAACTAAAGGCGTAGTAGTCTATAGTGGAAGTCAAATCTCTAGCTCCGCAACCGTTGGCGCAGGAGTTTATCTAAGCACAACCGCTGGTGAACTAAGTACAACAAATGCTGGCTCTACAAATAAAGTCGGCACCCTACTTAGCGTACCAGTTAATGGTATTGCTCTAATCAAACTCAACTTCTAATTTAAGGAGAAATTTAAAAAATGAAAATCAAACTAAAAAATACCCCAGAACAAGTTGAGCTTGTAAAAGCTATGGGTAGCAGAGATGTTACCGTAGCCCGCGAAGCTACAGAAGCTTTTGCCGCTTTCATTGGACCAGTCGTAAGTAAGGTTCTAATGCAAGCTGGTACAGCTAGTGCAATCTATACTGATGCACCCTATGATGAAGACGATAATCCCAGTCTTCCTCTAGATCTATGGCATGATCAAGGCGCAGATTACGTTACAGTTTGGAGTCAAAATGTAGCTGGTGGTCTACCTTCTTCAGCAGTAGAGGGCTTCAATGAGCTAAAAGTTGCTACATATCGTCTAGACGCAGCAGTAAGTTTCTTAAAACGTTATGCTCGCCGTGGTCGTATTGATGTAGTAAGCAAAGCTGTTGAGAGAATGAGCAATGAAGTTCTTACAAAACAAGAACGTAATGCTTGGGCAGTAGTATTAAAAGCTCTTGCCGAAGCTCGCACTCCAGCTGTTGGCTCAAACAATAGCATAGCTGGTAGTCATATTACTACAGCAGGAACCGCTGGTTCATTCCAACTAAGCGATCTAAATAAGTTAATGACACTAGTAAAAAGAATTAATACCTCTTATGCTGGTGGCACAACCACTGATGCTTATGGTCTAACAGATCTTTTTGTTAGTCCAGAGATCAAAGCTGCTATTCGTTCATTCGCTTATCAACCATTCACAGTTTCTTCTGGAGCTGGCACAAACCTTCCAGATGCAGTTCGTGAAGAGATCTATCGTGGCGCTGGCACACAAGAACTTTATGGAGTAACAATCCATGAGCTAGTTGAACTTGGCGTAGGCGCAAAATACAGTGCTCTATTCAATGCATTCAAAGGTGATCAAACTTTTGATAGTGTTACAAGAGAACTTGTAGTAGGCCTAGATCTAAGCAGAGAGGGCTTTATTCGCCCAATCGCTCGTCAAGCAGAATCTGGTGGAACATTCACAGTTCTTCCAGACGATCAATTCGTTGCCCGTTCTGAGAAAACTGGTTTCTACGGTTCTCTCGAAGAAGGTCGCGTTTGTATCGATGCTCGTACAGTCGCTGGCTTGATTGTCTAATTAAAAATTAGATAAAAAACTTAAAGGCCCAGTAGGTTAATCCCTACTGGGTCTTTTATTTTATGTAAATACTTTAGACTTTATATGTAATATATCTATAATATAAATAAGGAGATAAACATATATTTATGGCTAAGAAAATTAAAAATTTAGAAGAGTTGTCGCAAACTCACGGAAAATTAGAAGAAGTCCAATATAAGACATTAGACCAAATTTGGGGCGATACAGGTTCTTCTAGATATTCAACTACAGATTTAACAGAGTATACTAATTTTATTCATGAAATGAATAAGAGTGATTTGCAAGCTCATGCAAATAAAATTGGTCTTGTTCCTATTGATAATAGAGAGCTTTTAACAAAAAGATTAATTAGTGAATTTAAAAAATTTACTTCATCTTATAAAGTACCAAAAAATAAAGATAATACTGTTAATTTAAATAAAAAAGCAAAAGATATTCTAGCAGAAGGCAAGTAATAAATCTTAAATTTTTTTCAGTTTATTTTTTATTAAAAAAAATAAACACATAAAAAACAATCATATTGAAATGATAATTTTATGTGTAATTTAGATAAAGAAAATGACTACTGGAAATCTTTATACTCAAGTTTTTGATCCTAATTTATCTAAATATCAAGAATTACAATCTGATATTTTACCAATACAAATTATATCTCAATCTGGCACATCTAAATTGCCTAGAACTACTGGTTTATTTATAGATTCATTAAATGTTAATCAAATTTGCATGTATCCAATAAATATTGGTAGCATCAATTATAGTTCTGGAGATGGAATAAATTTAGGTTTTTCAAATTTAATATATAACATTTCACCAACTGGCGCATTAGATACTTTACCTGCATCTATTAATTTAGGTGAAACTAATCTTATTTCTGGAGTACAATCTATAAATTTAGGTTATTCTAATATTAAATATGGTAGTTGGTATTCTTATTCTATTGGAGAAAAAAATACAGAAATAGATACCGCACAAGTTCATATAATTGGAAGAAATAATGCAGCATCAGGCTTGCTATATACAAAAATTTTAGGAACATCCAATCTTTTCCAAAAAAGTAATACTATTCCAAAAACTGGAATAGATCTTTATCATTTAATGGTTTTGGGTGATAATAATTTCTTAAGATCAGGAGTTAGATATGTTAAGATATTAGGAAATAATAATTATTTAAAAAATCAAGCAAATTATATAACAGTAATCGGAGATTTAAATACTATTGCAAAACTTTCTGGTGATTATAATTTTATTTTAGGAAAATCAAATACAATTGCTACTGGAAATAATATCTATACTTTAGGTTTTTCAAATCAAACTTCTTCATCTTATGATTCATATATCTTAGGTAAATTTAATACATTAAATTCTGGAAATGATAATTTTATATTTGGACAATTTAATCAATCTATTGATGGATCTGGAAATAATTTAATTGGTAATTCAAACACTTTTAATGGAGATAGCACTAATATTTATGGTAATGAAAATAGTACCTCTTCAGATTCTTTTTCAAATATAATTTTAGGAAATAAAAATATTTTATCTGGTAATAATAATAATGTAATAATTGGATTAACAAATTCAGATAAAAAATCAAATGGATCTTTAGTAATAGGAAATAATAATTCAACCTCTGGGAATGTGAATTCTTATATTATTGGACAAAATAATGAATATATAAATAATAATAATTCTTATATATTTGGTAATCAAAATAATGCAAAAACATCAGATGGTTCTTTTGTATTAGGAAATTCAAATTCTCTTTCTGGCTTTCAAAATTATGTAGTTGGAAATAATAATCTTATAAGAAGTGGAGATTATAATTCAATACTACTTGGTATTTCACATAGACCTAATACTGGTGATTTTAATTATAAAGTAGCATCAGTTAATCTCGCATCAGTTGATAATCTTCTGCAAGTTACTCCTACTGATATTAAATTAGTTTCAACAAATAGACCTACAATAAATAATGAAAATATTATAATAACATCAGATCTAGATTCTTATCTAAATCCTTCTAATGGTTTATCTAATAGTGGAGATGTTGTTAATAATACTGGTGATAATACATTTAATGATAAATCTTATTTTGGATATCCTAATCAAATTAAAATTAGACCTTTTCAAATTAGTGGACAAGAAAGATGGAATTGTGGTCCATTTAGTGGTGTTTGGCAATACGAACCTTATTTTAATTTTACCACAGGATTTTTTGTAAAAAGAAAAACTAGTTTTTATTCTAATGGTTATTCTATTACTGGAGATTATTATTATATATCAAACAATGGAGCATATAATGCATTATTTACTTTTGATCTTGATCCAGCTGGTGCTTGGATAATAACTTCTACCACTCCAAACGAAAATCCTGTTTTATTTTATAATACAAGTACAAATAGTGGAGTACTTCCATTAAATTGGACAACAATGACCTCAACAGATCCTTTAAATCCTAATGGTGATCTTGCATATGGATATGATCCAGCACCAACATTTGAATATGTTGCTCCTCAATTTAATGTTACAAATGAAGAAAAAATTAATCCTGGAACATCTAGTTTTGATTATTTTGATTTATATGGAGAAAAGTCTTATACTTCCGCAGATCAAGGATTTAGTATTATTTATGGGGCTCATAAAAATCCACAATTTGATCCAGCATGGTTAATTATTGATAATTATTCAAGTGGATTGTATGCTATTAATAATTCTTCTGACTTTACTAATCTTCCTCAATCTGGATGGCAAGGAACTGGATTTATGGGATATCGTGGACAAGGAAATGGTGAATGGTATGGAGGAGGATATACTCCAATGGAACAACCTAATTCTAATAATAATTATTATGATCCATCTATTAAAATAAGTGCAAATAGAACTGGATTACTATCTTCTTCTGATCCAGTACTTGGTAAGATTTATATATCATTTATATATTAATTATAATTATTTTTAAATTGTCTGTGTAATTTATTATATGGCTACTTCATATAATATAAATACAATTCAAGGCGACAATCTTCAAATTACTCTTTCTGTAAAAGATCAATATAATAATCCAATTAATTTAACTGGTTACGATGTACGAGGAGTAGTGAAATATGCTTATTTTGGTTCTCCACCAGCAATAGATGCATCTGGAAATTATATATCTGGATATTTATTAAATTTAAATCCTACAATTTATAGTGGAGATAATGGTTCATATTATGCATCGGGGTTAATAAATATAAATGTTCCTTCATATCAAATGGGATATATTCCAGTTGGATCATTTGTTTATGATATAGAAAGATTTCCACAAGGAATTCCTACTGGAAATTCAATCAAATTATTAAGAGGAAAATTTATTGTTAGTCCAGAAGTTACAACTTTTTAATTTATGGATGAAATCAATGTTGATGTTATTGTTTCAAATGGAACAAATGTTGAAGTTAGTTCTCCATCAACATCAGTAAGTGCTATTGTAAATTTACCATCTCCAATACAATCAACGACCGAATCTCCTTCTATAGATTATAATTCTAATGTTATTCTTCCTGGTCCTCAAGGTCCAGCTGGTCCAATAGGACCATCTGGAGAAATTGGTCCAAGTGGAGCAATGGGCCCACAAGGTTTAGTTGGTCCCCAAGGACCTATAGGACCAATAGGACCAACTGGAATTATAAATACTGGAGAACTAGATTTAAGATATATTTCTTTAACTGGATTTAATGTATATACTGGAAATATACAAAATCAAATAATTGAACTCAGTGGCTATACAAATAATACTTTTGCAACAATATCTAACGTTTATTTTACTGGAAGCAATCTTGATAATAAAATTAACTTATTAAGTGGATACGCTAATAATACTTTCAGTACTATAAATAATTTATATTTAACTGGAAGCAACTTAAGTTCACAAATTAATACTTTAACAATAAATTTAAATTCAACTGGAAGTATTTTATCTAATAACATAAATAATGTTGCCACAAATTTAGTTATTACTGGAAATAATCTTCAATCTCAAATTAATAATATAAATATAAATTTATATGATACAGGATTTAATTTAAATAACAAAATAAACTCATTAAGTGGAAATTCTGTTTTAATTTTTGGAAATCAAAATATCGATGGAACAAAAACATTTATTCAAAGACCAAATGTAAATGGTACTGGATTTTTATTAAGTGGAGAAGCCGCTTCACTGCCAAATACGATTGTTTATATTACTGGAAATCAAAACATATCTGGTCAGAAAAACTTTTTACAAATACCTACTGTAAGTGGTATACCTTTGCTTTTAAGTGGTCAAATAAGTGGATTAATAGGACCAAGTGGAGCAACTGGTCCATCTGGAGCAATTGGTCCATCTGGTAATATTGGACCAAGTGGTGCGACAGGAGCTCAAGGACCAAAAGGAGATCCAGGCACAGCATCAGATAGAATCTATGTTTACGATAGTATTGGAAATACATCTTTTAGTTCAACTCCAGCAACTATTAATTTAGATTATGTAGCTATAAATTCTAGTCCATCAGTATTTTCTTTATTACCAAATAGTATAATACAAGTAAATACTCAAGACCAATATTTATTTAGTTATGAGGCTTCAGTATCAGCATATGGTGGTTATTATTCAACATTTAGAACTTATTTAGAAAAAAGTATAGATGGCGGTTTTAGTTTTATAGAAGTTCCAAATTCACAAGCTTTTGATTCTATATTAGATTCTACAACAAGATCAAGCGTTTCATCTTCTATAGTAGTTAATGTTTCTGCTGGAGATATGTTTAGATTACGAGGACAAAAAACTTATGGATTAAATACTTTTTATACTATACCAAATGCTTCTAATTTAGTAATTTATACTTTAAGAGGAGGAGAGCAAGGACCAACTGGAGCAACTGGTCCTGCATTTGCATTAAATGGTATTACTGGTAGTGGAATCTTAATCGGAGCAGATGGAGTTTCTATTCTTACTAATAAACCAACTAATACAATAACAATTTCTGGATCAAATCAATATCTATTATCACAAATTAATAGTGCTAGTGGAATATTAAGAAATGATCTTACCAGCGTTGAAAATTCATTACAAAATCAAGTAAATATATTAACTTCAAATTTATCTCAAACTGGCAATATATTATATACTGCCCAAATAAATTATAGTGGTTGGGCAAATAATCAATTTGCTACAAATTCTAATTTAATATCTACAGGAAACGCTTTACAATTACAGATTAATAATTTTTCAAGCAATCTTGCTACAACTGGAAGCACTTTGCAAGCTCAGATCAATACGCTTTCAACGAATTTAGCTACGACTGGAAGTACGCTTGTAACGAATCTTGCTTCGACTGGTAGTTCGTTACAATCGCAAGTTAATACGCTTTCAACGAATTTAGCTGCGACTGGAAGTACGCTTGTAACGAATCTTGCTTCGACTGGTAGTTCGTTACAATCGCAAGTTAATACGCTTTCAACGAATTTAGCTGCGACTGG